TCTCACCCCACAGAGCGGGGTGACCGGTTTATTTTGGCACTAAAAAATCATCGTCGTCAAAAATAAAATCTTCTGCGTTCCATGATTCTCTTTCTTTCTTATGAAGGGCCTTTAATTCTTTAACGGCCTTCCAGAATTTACGTGCTTCTTTGCTTGCTATATGGGTTCTTCCCCCCGTTTTCATTTTACTCATCTTCTACCTCGATGTATTCTAATTGAACTTTTGCTTTTAATAAAGCTAAGTCTAAGTCTTCCTTTAATTGAGAAAGTATCTTTAATGTTCTTTGGTCGTTTGCTTTAGCTTCGCACATTTTGCGGAACTTTTCGGCCGGTGTCTCGCTCCAACTCATTTTAAACCTCCAATTTCTAAAAGCTTTTCGGCTAATTGTTGTTCCTGAATTGGTCTTTCACCATTCTTAAAGTAAGCCAACTCCATACCAATGCATAGTAAGAAGTCGGTCCAATTTAATTGATTGTGTTCACTCATCGAACACCTCGAATGCTTCGCAAAAAGTTATAATAAATGTTCCTAAAAACATAATTATACTCCAAATCATTATAAAGCTCATTTACCAAAAACCTCCGGCGGTTTTGTCAAGGACTACGTCTTTTGCGTGGCTTGACTTTGGGCTTCGGCGAATTCTTACGGCGTAGCCTTCGGAGTCCAATTCTCCATTTCTCAAAGCCTTGCTTACGGCTTTTGCTTCCATTTCATCATAAAATGGGCCTTCCCATGATGGCATTACGTGACCATCCGAGAGTCTAATTATGTGTGTTAATACTTTTATTTTATACATATTTTTTACCTCTTTCTTATAATTTACTTACGGTTTCAAAGTATATAAAGGTTTGGTTCATTTTAGTATATAAAGGTCGAGGGTCCTTATATACCCCTAATTATGGCCCGAACGCACTTTTTAGAATAAACGTATAGGGAAAACAAAATCAGCGGGGCTACCGGCGCCAATAATGCTGGCGCCGTGCACCCCGCAGCATAATACTATATGATACTTGGCAGAGACACCGGGATTTGAACCCGGGTCCTTGGGTCGAAAGCCCAAGATGATGGACCACTACACTATGTCTCCACTAATAAGGTTGAGGGATGTAGGTCGTGAGAACCCACTCATGCTAACCACGGGCTTCCAACCGCGTGTGTCGCGAACACTCTAGTCATACATACCCTAGACCCGAAAGCCTCTTGATACATATGCTATTTTGCACTTCGCCATTCTTGTCAAGCGTCCCTCGCTTTAACGTTGGGTATTAACCAACGATTATGGCCAATAATTGTAAGGGAAGGGTTGCAATACTATTTTGCTATTTTCATCTTTTTAGGTCAAGACACGGTCGATAGTGTCTTAGTTCCCCTTCCGGTAATTACCCCATGGGGGGGTATTTACAATTTCCTTGTTGCGTATGATATACCGACTAACCATGTTAGTAAGCTTGATTGATACTTATTCATTTATTTCCTCCATTGTGTGTGTCTTGTTTGTGTTGCCATTCTTGACGTTGCTTTCCATATCTTTAATGCTTGTTTTGATGTCATGTTTTTTTCCTCTTTCTCTTATATTACATATAGCAACCAAGTATATAAAGGTTTGCCTCTTTTTGGTATATAAACCTCGAGGGCCTTTATATATTCCGTTTTAGGCTCCGCTACCCCCTTGGCGCGTCTTGGCCAAGTTGATGGCTTGCATTGCCTTAAGCTTTGCAAGCATTGCGGATGCCATTTTGGTTCTATTTGTTTTCATTTTTGTTTGCCTCCTTGCTAATACCCACGCGCCCCGCATATATAAGCTTTGTGGTCTTGTGCTAACATACCCCCCGTCTAAACAGAACGAGAGGGTGTTAAATTCTTATCGTCTAGGGGTGTAAACAAATCGAGGAAATTTTGAAAGTAACTCTATAGGGTCTAACTAGATAGTACCAGTGGAGCACTACTATATTAAGCTATATAGTATAATATAGCATTACATAAGAAGCATACAGTGGTAACGAAAGGACACAAGCTTTATATACCCCTTCTACATTTCTGATATTAATGACAACAACAGCAAAAATAGCAAAGACATGTGAAGACATTAAAACTCTCCTATTGGAGAAAAATGCTAATTATGGAGATAGCGCACTAAAGCCTCTCAACATATTTAGTAAGCTCGATTCGGCAGAAGCAATTTGTGCACGAATAGATGATAAATTGGCTCGAATAAGCAATAGAGGGCTCAATGACGCAACAGAAGACACAATTGATGACTTAATAGGTTATCTAATCCTTCTCAGAATAGCCAGAGGGGGAGCTTCAATAGAGCCTAAAGGCATAGATATAGGAGCATCAGCATGATTAGCCATGACCTTGGCCTTATAGTGCCTGAGATACCTAAATGCGGTAGTTCTGCAATGTATGCACATCTATTAAGCAAGGATAGCACATTGGACCGTAAAGACCATGCTGCTTTAATAGAGTATAGAAACTACATTAAGCCGGGTATTGATTACACAGCCCGATTTTTAGGTAGAAACCCATATACGCGTGCTGTATCAGCGTTCGAATATGGAAAACGTCATGACAACCATTCCAGTCTGAATGGTGTTACATTATTAGATGATGATGTTACGTTCCAGATGTGGTATAATGCTATACAATATCAAGATTTGTTTAGAGACCACGGTACAGAAGGTATGTATTTTGAAGGTAAAGAAGAAGGTTTAACAGGTTGTTTTAGAACTCAGACCTCTTTTGTTAACTATATAGACGATTCTAGAAGCTTTAATAGTGAAAGATGTGACGATTTACTTAAAAAACATGAATTTATACGCCTCGAAGAGTGGGGAAAGGATAAATCAGTTGTGAATTCTCATAGAAATACCAATGAAGGTAGGCGTTATGAGTTAAAACACTGGAATTTATACTATACAGACATGGAGATTGTAAAGCAAATTGAGTTATTATATAAAGATGACTTTATTCTATGGGGATATGACCCAAAAATCAATCCATATACGGAGGAACCATGGCAGTAGACGGTTGGGAACCCAGTTTTATGAGGTTAAGTCCCTCAAAAATCAATACTTACCATAAATGTCCTAGAGAATTCTATTACAAATACATAGCTCAGATGCCCGAAAAGAAAACAATACATTTATTTCGTGGAACTTTAGTGCATGCTGTACTAGAAGACCTGTTTAAGAAGCAATTTCGTAATTTTACGGCTTGGGAAAAGGGAAATCCAGCAGAATGGATGGAAGAACAGTTCCAAACTAGGTGGGCTAAGGATATAGATAGTAAAACTTGGCTGTCTGAATTACACACCGCGGACGAAATGGCAGCTATGAAGCTTGAAACACAGGAATTATTACAAAATTTTGTAGGTTCTGTCAATAAAAAGCTTAACGAAATGGTGACTTGGAAGATTTACAAGTCAAAATGGCAAGCATGGAACTCTGTAGCGCCAAAATATGCAGAAAAATGGGTAAAATCCAAAGATTATGCAGTTATTGGGATAGTGGATGCTGTCTGTTCCGACTTTGATGGAGGAACTACTCTTCTGGATTACAAGACATCTAAGCGATATGGACCATATCTACCAGAAGATTATTACAGACAGCTTATAATTTACGCATTTTTATATACTTTAGAGATGGGAGAGATGCCAAATTTCGTAGGTGTAAGCTATTTACGCTTTGATGACACGTTTTATGTGAAGGTTAATCAAGGTGTTTTAGATGAAGCTAAAGAAGTTATCATGTTTGTACATGATTGTTTGAAAGAAAGGATGAAAGATGAAGAAAAATATGAACAAAAACCTCAAAATTTATGTAAATGGTGTTCTTTTTACGTCGGAAATGGAGGACCATGTGACGTACAATTACCAAAATGGAAACCAAAAGGTAAAAGCTACACCAAAAAGCCAAATGTAAAGGCTGTTAATGCTATAATTGATGACGATATCGTAGATAATCTACCTCAATATGAAGATGGAGAGAAAAATACGGTCTGGCCAGACAAAGATTAGCGAAAGCTTTATATAGGAGCGTGTCGTATAATTATTTATATGGCGCGCGATGATTATGGAGCTATTTCCGTAATCTCTGATGAAGAAAAAGAGATTTTAGGAATTGGTGGTCCAAAGAAACCTGAAGAAGAAGAAGAAAAACTCTTCGAAACTATAGGTAAAGCTGCTGACAAAATAGGGGAAACCCAAGTTGGTAAGAAGATTGGTACAATAATCACCGTGGTTATGTTAGCAATTCTTAGTGGCGGCGCTAATATGTCCATAATTCATGAATTTTTAAACGGAGATGATGATATTGGTCCTATTGGTGGATGTTTAGAAGAAAATGCCACAAATTATAACCCAAAAGCTACATTTGATGATGGAAGTTGTAATTTTATAGTGATTGTGTATGGTTGTACGGACCCTGAAGCGGTTAATTACGACCCACAAGCGACACACGATAATGGGCGATGTAACATTTTAAACCAAAATGGTACTGGAAACAACGAAACACAGACAAATGAGACAGTTTATGGCTGTATGGACGTAGATGCTAACAACTATAACGAACGCGCTACAGAAGATGATGGCTCTTGTGACTATGAAAATGAAGAAAATCACTGTAATCATACTGATATGTATGCTTATAACGGTCTTTCTCATGGAAATGTGTCCAGACCATCTAATAACAGTTTAGATTTCTTTATGGATTTCGATACAAACTGTGATGACATGGAAGAACCTCTACCGATAATGGTGTATTATGATTTGGTACACATTATGATTGAAGAAGATGAAAATGGAAACAAATCAATGAGCTACGATAATTACATTTACACTCAAGTATTTTTTAACATATCAGGGTGGTTTAGTGATGAACACTGGTTTGAATACGAAGAGTTATTTGAGGAACCATTAGAAGATAACTTTAATGATATACACGAAGGTTACTGGTTCTATTATACTTCATATTATGCAGATTATAACGGAGATGGTGATTATTATGGATATGAAGATGGTGAAGATTACATAGATGAATATGTAGGTTACTCCACAAATTGGGGTAACGGAGAATTAGAAGAAATGGGATGGGTACTTGAAGTATGACAACATACTATAGTTATATAACAATGAAAAGATATAGGAAATTACTGGAAGCACTAGGAGAGGAGGTTGTAAATGACAAATGAAGTCACTTGCAATGACGATTCTGGAGATTGCAGCTGCTACTATGGCGGTGATGGCATGTGCTTTTGCAATGGTAATTTTACTTATAATGTTCAGACAAATGATAACGAAGTTAATATCTCCATTACGATTAGGAGCCTTGATTCACAGCGCGCCAAAGATTGTGAAGAAGGACAAACCAAAGAAGACGAAGAAGACAAGGAGGACTGAAAGAATGAGTAAAGACACAGCAAGTGAAGGAGTTACATTCAACGACATCTTTATGTTTATGATAGCTGTACCTTTAGTTTTACTATGGGTAGGTTTTGCAGGATTCGTTATACACAGCGGACTACAAGACGACTCTGTTCTTGAACAAATCGAAGGTTATACAACGTTGATAGCTATATTAGGTGGGCCAGCCCTTCTAATCATCAAAGACGCCTTAGATGTATGGAAACAAGAACAAGCAGAGAAAACAGCTTTCTATAAGGTAAAGGCACAAGCAGTTATAGATTACAATGACGCTGCTCAGAAGCAAATGCAAATGATTGAAGCAAACGCACAAGCTCAAGAGCACAAGATGGAAGCATCTACCATTGATAAAGTAACAGCTAAAAAGAAGTAATTGACGTAAGCTTTATATAGTCTTACGCCGTATTAATATTGTGGCTCTCACAAGACCACGAACCCATTGGATACTTACGCAAAATGCGTCTCCGAGGGCCACAACAACGAAAGCTTTATATAGTCCTGTATGATTATATAATAACAGGTGAATACCTATGGCAAACGAAACAAATAACAACACAGCAACCAATAACACAGCTGATAATAATACCGCAGATGACGGTAACTTAACAGCTATATTGGATACTGTAGAAGAATCAGGTTTGTTAGATACCCTTATGGATGAACCATTACTTATGGCATTAGCTGCTTTAGTATTGGGTATGGGCGGTTATATCGCTTATACTGTACCAGCAGTTAAAATGTTAGTCTTTAAATACTTAAAGAATAACGAAGCTGAGTTAATGGATTTATTAGATAAGAATCTAACCAAAGCCCAAATGAAAGCCTTTGACAAATTAGATGAGCAAGCTAAATTACACGTCAAAGATTCTTTAGTCCGTAATGTATTAATTACAGCTTGGGACGAAAAGGACGACGAGTTAGCTGGCTTAGTTAAATCTAAAGTTAAAGCAGCACTCGATGAATCCAAGTAATGGACGTCGAGGGATACGAAGCGCGACTACGCGAGAGGGTAGGAGAAGCAGAATATGCTAGGCATAAAGAGCTTGTCCTCCTTCTGGCACGCAATCTTGCTCTTGAAGACGTGCTTTGGCAAGAAATTTCTATACATATTCGGGATGTTGACTTACGAACAGAGCTCTTGCGACAAAGAAACTCGATTGTACGTGATATCCATACTGAGTTTCGTGCTCTTAATATAGAAGTTCCAACAGTAACTGAAAAGAATACAGAAAATTTTATGGCAATGTTAAGTGATTTAGATGACAATCCCAGTGAAGAACGAACAGAAGAAGCTGAACGCAGCGATTAGTGGAAGGTTAGCTCACGATTCTAGAGCACTAGAAGATGTGTTTGAGAAATGTAGAGTAGATGAAAAGAAAATGACCCTACTTGTAAGAGCTTTTTGTGAATCATATCTCATTGACCAAGCAAGAAGGCCACTTAAGTTAAGACCATTACAAGAAAGAATTGTAGTAGCTTGTCTTACACACCCATCCAGTAACCCCGCAAAACATAGAAAACTAGCAATTTTGGCTCCACGTGGTAGTGGCAAGTCTTATGCTTTATCTGTGGCAGTGGTTATATATATGTTCTTTAAGAGATTTAGAGATTTAATCTTTGTATTGGCTCCATCTGAGGACCAAGCTTCATTAATCTTTAACTATTGTTATAGACATTTTGCTGATAATGAGTTCTTGGGGAGCTTAATTGACCATTATAGATTCCATAACAAGCCTAATATTACAATGAAGGGAGGTACGGTGCTACGTAGAGCCCCTATTGCTGCTTCTAATCAAGGACAAGCAATACGAGGACAACACCCTACTTTCTTAGTAGTGGATGAAAGCCCATTAATTGATGATAAGTTATTTATTGATAATGTAGAACCTTCTATATTATCTAATAAGGCTCCATTTATCAACTTGGGAACTCCAAAAAGCAAAGAGAACCATATGTATAGATATCTTTATGATGAAGATTATGAAGATTCATTTGATAGGTTACACTTTACTTGGAGAGATGCAGTGAAGAAAGGTAGAGCCTATGCTCCTCCTTATGATGAAGAAGATATGTTACAGAAAATGACTGAATGGGGAGAAGATTCAATATATTGGAGAACAGAATATGAGTGCGAGTTCGTCGAATCAACGAGTAATATTTTTAACCCGGAGTTACTTCGCAAATGTTATATTCAACAAGAATTTGCCGAATACGGAACGCCGTATCCAAATTGTGTTGTTGGTGTGGACATTGGTAAGTCTGTCAATTCTACTGTTATCAGTGTATGGGCTAACGAGAAGAGTGATACAGGAAATATTGCAAGTTTAATTTATTTAGAAGAGATAGGACCAAAGACAGGTGGACATGATATACCATTCCAACGTAGTCGTATAATGGATGTTGCAAAGAATTTTGATGCAAAAAGAGTTATTATTGATGCTACAGGTATAGGTGGTGCATTTGAACAAGATTTAAGAGTAGAATGTATTCAAGAAGAGATACATTTAATACCATTTATATTTACAGGAGGACCGAAGGGTTCTAAAACACAGGTCTACAGAGACTATGTGTCATATGTACAACAAGGACAAATTAAGGTGCCAGACCCTAAATACCTATCTCCAGACCAAGCAAAGTTAGTTACCAAGTGGTATAAAGAACATGTAAATCTAGAATATACAATGGATGCAGCTAATAAGACAGAAAAGATATCAGCACCAGATGGTAAGCATGATGACTACTGTGATAGCTCTGTGATAGGAATACACGCCTGTTTGGGCATGTTACCACCCGAATCTTCGTTTGCATCAGTGAATGTTAACCGTTCTACAAGGATGCCAGCGAAAAAAGGTCTATCTGGACCAGTTTTTGGTAAAACAACACGGAAACATAGGGTTAATAAGCCCCGACCGGGCGGAATTTAGCGAAAGCTTTATATACTCCGCTGTATTATATTTATACGATAGCTATGGCTCTAAGAGATTATTGGCCTTTCAATAGGCGGAGTTTCGCAACTAAAGGGACAAACCCACCGTTCAATAAAGATAATCCACGCTCCTTCGGAGATGGAGTAATACGCCGGATTCAATTGCAGTCCAATGCCTTCGGGCGTGGTGGTGCTATGAAAGAACCGCAGGTTGGCGATTATCGAACGTACATGAATGTGTATTTGTCGGACCCTATAGTAAGAACTCTGATAGATTTGCCATGTCTCTACGCCTCTAAGGACGGTTACGACATCGTAACTGACAATGAAGAGGAACGCCAAGCTATCACCCAGCTTTTTGATAGCATAAATGTAGAACAACTTATTTATTCGTGGTTGCGTAATGGAAGAATCTTTGGTACATCCTATTTAGAATGGACTGGAGACAATTTAGTTTTACGTTCATCACAGAATATGTATGTTCAAAGAGACGATAATGGACAAATAATGTATTATTATCAAGATTTGGGCGACGATAAGGAGTCGATTAGGTTTGAGGAAGAAGAGATTATCGAATACAAGAACAATCCGTTTGATGATTATGCCTACGGTTTATCTGATATACATCCTATTCTTTATCTCATTGACCTTAAAGATTATGCAGAGCGCGACATCGGTGCGGCTCTTAATAAATACGCTAATAGTCGTTTCGATATTAGTGCTGGTCTACCTGATATGCCTTATGGACCGGACAAAATCAATGAAATAGTGTCTGCATTCAATGGATTAGAGCCGGGTGAAGATATCATTCACGGTAATGATATAGAAGTAAAAGAATTACAAGGAACACAAAGAGCGTTTGAGTATGGTAAATACACAGATGATATAATGAAAAAGATATCCATGGCTATGAAAGTTCCAATGACAATGTGGGATAAGCCAGAACAGGCACGTCCTATATTTGAACCATATGTAAGACATTTACAATCTGCTATTGAAGCATCTATCAATTCACAACTGATGCCTCAAGTAGGTTCTGGAGATGCCTTATTTAGATTCCGTCAAATGAACGTCGATGATGCTTTCTTAAAAGCTAAGACAGATATGATATACCTTTCAGAGGGAGTTCTTTCACCTCAAGAGGTAAGAATGGAAAGAGGGTTAAACCCAGATGGAGTGGTAGAACAGCAAGAAACTGCAAAGAATGCCAATGTATCTGGAGGTAAAGACCAAGATAAGACAGAAGAAAAAGAAAGAACAGAGAACCGCGCTGGTAACAAACCAAGCGCTAATACTACGGGGGATAGAGAAGAATGAGCGATTATGAATACGAGCGCTGTTTGATAGACGTAGCAGCCACACTTAAAAAGCGTGGAACTAAAAACTACGAAGAGACTGCGGCTAAAATGTGCCGCATGAGGGTAGATGAAGTCAAGACTGAAAGAAGTTTTGCTATGGATTCTGCCGGGGACCGAGAGAACAGGAGAGTTTATGCTCCTGCTATTGGAGAGATTACTAATACGGATGACTATTTAGAATTCCCTGTAATCGCTATCACGTCGGGCCCCCACGACGAAGATGGTGACCAAAAGGTTTTTATTGAACCATCCATCTTGGAAGAAAATTTAAAAGCATTTGAAACTCTTCCAGTATACTATAATCATCAAAGGACAGACGATGACCTCTTAGGCACGGCTATCAACCCCAAAATCGTCCAACTTGAAGATGGTAAGTCAGCAATTGAAATGTTGGCTAGAATACACAAAGAGTCTGCAAAGGCAAGTGAAGTGTTAGAGAAATTGGAAAACGGTAACATGACGCATGTTAGTATAGACTGGTTATCTAAAGACGTTGATGTCTTAGGAGAGCCTTTCGCAACTGACATACGCCCTGTAGAGGTGAGCTTCATTGATAATGAGACTCGCACACCCGTTTGTGAATCATGTACAATTGGAGAAGAAAAGGAATGTGGTGAACACCGTGAATTCGGTGAAAAAGATTCAGATTGTGGCTGTGGTGGCCATGACGATGAATCATGTGCCTGTGAAACACACGGGACAACCAGCGAGGAAATAACTATGGCTGAAGAACAAGTAAAAACAGAAGACTCTGGAGCTGAGACACTTGTAGAGCGTGAATTCGCCGCTATGAGAACCCAGCTTGAAGAGATGAAAACTTCATACGAAGAATTGAACGCCAAGCACGAAGAAGCCCTCGCTATGATTACCAAATTTGAAGAAGTAGAAGCAACAAGAGCAGAAGCAGAAGCAAAAGCTCGAATTGATTCCTTCGTCAACACAATCATAGAAAAGGAAGCTCTCTTAGGAAAAGTCAATGACGAATCTAAGGAAGCACGTGCTGAGGAACTCACTTCTTGGGATGAGGTTAAGCTAGAAGGTTTCTCCATCGCAATGGAGTCTATGCCAGTACCAGAAGAATCCGAAAGGACCTTCGGTAAGGGTAAAGCCCACAGTGATGAAGAACAACCCGTTGAAGCAGAAGCCGAAACACCACGCATGTTTGCGATGGAAGACGGCAGAATTGTCTTCAAAGGAGAAGAAAAGGAATAAGTGATGAAATATGGCAGCAGGAATTAACATATTAGTAAATGATGGTGGTGCACCATGCCGAATCATGAAGTTAGGAAACGCAGGAGCTGATATAGATGCAGGAACTATTGTTGAATTCAACAGCAGTGGAAACATCGTAGTAGCCTCTGAAGACTTACCTTCATATTTGAACGCAGCAGTAGGTGTACTTTTCGTCGATGCTACAAGTGGAGACCCAGCGTCTGTAATAACCGGTAAAGGAGCAGTTGTTTTCTTGAAAGCAACAGGAACCATTGCCGCAGGTGCAGCACTCGGTCACGACAACGCAGGATTAGCAAAAGCTAAAACATCAGCAGATGAAAGGTTCGCTATTGCTCTAGAAGCAAAAAGCGCTACCCACACTGATTTCGTAAAGGCTCTATTACTATAAGGTATAAGGTGAAAAAATGGTTACAGCAAAAGAAGGACTAATGAGTTCCAATCTCTCGTCAACCGCAAACCGAGTACTTGTAGATTACAAAGACGCTATTCAAGACTACAAAGTCACGAATATGCCTGTAATTCAACAGTTCGCAGAGCGATTTACGACAGAGACTGGAGGCGATGTAGATATTACATTCGCAAAACCTAGCATGGCGCTAGAACAGATAGAAGAAGGAGACACTCCATCTTATCAACACACTGACTTGAGAAACGAAAGAATCTCAGTGAAAGAGTGGGGATTAGCAGTAGGTGTCACCCGACGTATGCTTGAAGACTCAAGATTTTCAGAAATGGAAATGGCTTTGAACGAAGCTAGAAGAGCCGTCGAGCGTCACGTAACACAACACTTCATTTATACAGTTTTCGGTTTATATAAAGCTGAATTCGGTACAGGTGTAAGTGGAGCAACAATTGTCAAGACAAATACAGAAGCACAACTAACTACTTTCGCTAACTGTTCCCACGGTGGTTTCTATGGGAAAACCCCAACCACAGGTGGAGACGCAGTACGAATTTACGACTATGGTGAGTACAGTGCAGCAGAATTAGCTGCATTAGGAACCAACTCTGGTTCTCACTACATAGCATCAGCTGGTACTGGTGGTGCAACTGGTGACTTGGCATTGGCAGACGTAACAACCGCAATGGAGTTAATTAACGCAAAAGGTGGAACAGCAGATACAATTATGATATCTCCTTCCCACTACAAAACTCTATTGAACTTGGCTGACTTTACAGCACCATTCACCGGAACAGGTGACGATGCAGTGAACAGCAAAGGTGGTTTGGATTATGTGAACAACGTTTCTAACAGTGGACTTGTAGGACAACTCTACGGTTTGAATGTTTACATGAACCACTACATACCAAAGGACCGCTACGGTGTCTTTGATATGAAGGTAAAACCTGTCGCATACGTTGAAAGACGTGGCTTAACAGTCGAAGAAGCAAACCCCGGATTCGGAATTACTGGTTCTTACATGTCCATGAGATATGGATTGAAAGTTATCAGACCAGAATCAGGTGTTATTGTCATCGGCGAATAAAGCTAACTGTTCAGTACAACTGGTTTAAACATTTTGGTATGGGTGCCACCAATAGAAAAAGGCACCCAAACATGAGGATAATATATGGTTAAAAGAAAACCTTACGGTCTTGAAAACGAGAAACTAGCTGGCAACAAAAGGATGTCACAACAGCCATTGGTCTTAGACGACAGGCTAATCTCTAAACAATATATTAAAGCAAAAGCTGATGCTAAAGTAGATGATACAGCATTTGGCGTTTCTTGGGATGCAGTAGATGATATTGCACCAAGTAAAAATGCACTTTACGATTATTTAAATTCTTTAACTCCTTCTTCAGATATGTGGACTAAGAAGGAAGATACAACTGATACTAATATTAGAGCTAGAAAAACAGGCAATTATGCTATTGGCCCAACTAACTTTACTTCAGATAGTGATTGGGAGAAGCTCTATGTATCAGGCAATATAAAGGCTACTGGAGACTTTATTATGCAAAACAATGGGAGCAAAATAGGGCCAAGCTCTGGTGAGCTCACATTACATGCTACAGATGGAGCCTTATTACCAACTAAGTTTATGATAGGTACAGGAACAGCAGGTGTTCCATTAGAAATATCATTAGCTGGTTCTTCTCCTACTACTACCGATGGTACAGGTATAATACAAGCAGGAGCTGATGGAGCAGCAAATCTTGGAATTGGTACAGACAAAATACAAGCAAGAGATGGTAGCACAGCAGCTGCCGAATTAAAATTAAATACTAGCGGAGGAGCAGTAACGATAGGTTCAAGTGGAGCAACTACTACTATTAGTGGAAATTTGAATGTAGTAGGAACAGCTACTACCACTCTTTCTGAAACAGTTAATATTAAAGATTCTAACATATTATTAAATTCTGATTTAGCTTCTGATACAGCACCTTCAGTTAATGCAGGTATTACAGTAGAAAGAGGAAGTTCTACAGACGCACAAATAATATGGAACGAAACTGACGATAAGTGGCAGGTTTCCGATGGAAGCTCTACTTTTGATATAGCACATAGTACACATGCACCATTAACATTAGGTACAAATACAGCAAGTGCTTTATCACTAAGTGGACAACAACTAGCATTAGCAGATAAATTTTTACAGATAGCTGGAGATACTGCAACAGGTGCTATGACCTTTGGTAGTTCAGGAAACCAAACAGATAATAGTGGTGATGGTACTACTATGCTTACAGTATTTGGTGGACCAAATACAGGTAATCCAGCTTTAGTAGTCAATGGACATATCTCTGCGGATACCAAGTCTTTTGATATACCACACCCTATTAAAAAGAATATGAGATTAGTACATGGTACTTTAGAAGGTCCTGAATTTGGTATGTATCAAAGAGGGACTATAGTAAAATCTCATTTACCAACAGAAGAAGTACCTTTACCGGCTTATTGGGGTAAGCTTGTTGCTGATTACACAGTATCACTTACACCACATGGAAATTATAATGTATGGTTAGTGGAAAAACACAAAAACATGTTCGAGATTAAATCTAATGCAGACGCAATCAATGGACCATGGTCTTGTGACTGGATTGTAATAGGAAGAAGAAATGATTACCCATTGGAGGTTGAGCAATAATGGCATCAAGTAGAGTAAGAATAGGAGCTCCGGGAGGAGTATTAAATAACGCAGTAATTAGATTTCAAAGAGATTCAGATGACGACGGCGATTATGATGATATTGATATATTAGCATTTGCTTTAAATGCTTCAGATAGTACAGTTACACTAGATAAGTGTGTAATAGATGGAGGGACTTTCGGGTCTTAGATAATGGCAGATAATAGAATTTACATCAAGCGTAGTGCAAAAGGTACAGACGTACCATCCAATACTGATTTAGAATTAGGTGAATTGGCAATTAATACGTATGATGGTAAATTATATGCCAAAAAAGATGACGGTAGTGCAAGTATCATAGAGATAGGAGCAAAAGGAGCTACTGGTACTAAAGGACAAAAGGGAGAATTATCACCCGGACCGCAAGGACCTACAGGAGCTGATGGACCACAAGGTCCACAAGGAGTTGCTGGAGATAAGGGAGCTCAAGGACCTCAAGGAGCAGCTGGTCCACAAGGTATACAAGGTTCACAAGGAGTTGCTGGAGATAAGGGAGCTCAAGGTGCTACAGGTGCTCAAGGACCAACAGGTGCTCAAGGACCACAAGGAGATGCTGGTCAAAAAGGTGCTACCGGTGCTCAAGGTACTCAAGGTGTTGCAGGAGATAAAGGTGCAACAGGAGCAGGTGGACCAACAGGACCTACAGGACCTCAAGGAGGAAAAGGAGAACCCGGTGTAGGTGCTAAAGGTGCTACTGGTGCTCAAGGACCTACAGGACCTCAAGGACCTACAGGAAGTACAGGGCCACAAGGACCTGCTGGACCTACTGGACCAGCTGGAGATAAAGGTGGAACTGGACCTACAGGACCGCAAGGTAACGTAGGACCTCAAGGAAGCACAGGACCGCAAGGTACTCAAGGTACTCAAGGACCACAAGGTCAAAAAGGTGATACTGGAGCTGATGGAGCTACAGGTGCAAGAGCAGGTCTCTCATATGAAATAGAACTTGCTAATACTACAGACTCAGACCCCGGTTCAGGTAAACTTAAATTTAATAATTCTACACAAGCTAGTGCAACAGCAATATATATCAATGATTCTAGTAATGATGGTGCTAACGTAAGTTCATGGATAGATTCATGGGATAGTTACAATACTAATCAACCCGGTCATATCACTATATCTAAGTCAGCACATACTACTGGTACACACTACGTAGCAACTGCTGAACTTTCAACAATAACAGATGCTACTAATTATTGGAAATTAAATTTCGGTTCTTTATCTATTTCTAACTCTTTTTCTGATGGTGATTTAGTTATATTAGAATTTCACAAAAGAGGTCAAAAAGGAGATACTGGAGACCAAGGAACTGCTGGAGATAAAGGTGACGCCGGTATTACAGGAGATAAAGGACAAAAGGGAGCTCAAGGTGCTCAAGGTGCTCAAGGAGCTCAAGGTGTTGCTGGAGATAAAGGTGGAACAGGTGCTCAAGGACCTCAGGGAACTCAAGGAGCTGGTGGACCTACAGGACCAACAGGAGCAGCTGGTGCTAAAGGAGCTACAGGTGCTCAAGGAACAGCTGGTACTAAAGGACAAAAAGGAGCTACAGGAGCTCAAGGACCTCAGGGAGCTCAAGGTACTGCTGGAGACAAAGGTGCTACAGGTGCTCAAGGACCTCAGGGAGATACAGGTGCAGGTGGACCAACAGGAGCGGCTGGAGATAAAGGAGCTACAGGTGCTACTGGACCTCAGGGACCACAAGGAACTGCTGGAGATAAAGGAGATACAGGTGCTACAGGACCAACAGGACCACAAGGAACTGCTGGTGACAAAGGAGCTACAGGTGCTACAGGACCACAAGGTGCTACAGGACCTCAAGGTCCTCAAGGTGCTACAGGACCACAAGGAGATAAAGGAAGTAAAGGAGAAGCATCATTACCAGCTTCTACTTTCTTAATGCATGTAGATTTAACAGATACTACTACTGCACCATCAACAAACGGAGAGATTGTTTTAAACCATGCTACATTAGGAAGTGTTACACAATTATCTATATACGAAGATGATGAGAGTGGTGGTACATTAGATGCAGTTCTAACAGATATGTTAGTAACTGGTAATAGAATTAAAATAGAAAAGAAAGATGATATAACCAAATGGGTTACTTTCGAAATGACTGGCAGCGGTGCTGATGTAGGTGATTACAGAACTGTTGCAGTCTCACATGAGGGCGGGGCAAGTGGTGCAGCTACTTCTTCTTTCTCAGATGAAGATGACGTTTATTTTTCCCTTTCAATGAAAGGTGATACAGGACCACAAGGACCTGTTGGACCACAAGGACCTACAGGACCTCAAGGACCACAAGGAGCTCAAGGACCACAAGGAGCGGCAGGAGATAAAGGTGCTCCCGGTGCTACAGGACCTCAAGGACCAACAGGAAGTACAGGACCAGATGGACCTACAGGAGCTGCTGGTGATAAGGGAGGAACTGGTGCTCAAGGACCTCAAGGAGCTCAAGGTGCTACAGGACCTACAGGACCTACAGGAGCAGCTGGTGCTAAAGGAGCTACAGGAGCTCAAGGACCTCAAGGTGCTACAGGACCACAAGGAACAGCTGGTGACAAAGGTGCAACTGGTTCGACAGGACCAACAGGACCTCAAGGTACTGCTGGTGATAAAGGAGGAACTGGTGATACAGGAGCAACTGGACCTACAGGAGCAGCTGGTGCTAAAGGAGCTACAGGAGCTCAAGGACCTCAAGGTGCTACAGGACCACAAGGAACAGCTGGTGACAAAGGTGCAACTGGAACCACAGGACCTCAAGGACCACAAGGTGCTGTAGGACCTCAAGGACCTCAAGGTACTAAAGGTGCTACTGGTGACACAGGACCTCAAGGACCTCAAGGACCTACAGGTAATCAAGGACCTCAAGGAGCTGAAGGTAACGTAGGACCTACAGGAAGTACAGGACCTCAAGGTACACGCGGTGGTGTAAAATACAAATATAGTTCTACCACCACAGAAGCTGACCCCGGACAAGGTTATTTTAGATTTGATAGTACAACTATAGGTAGTATTACTGAAATGTATATTGATGACGCTGATGTTAACGGCGTTGATATGCAAACATGGATTAGAACATGGGATGATTCAGATTCTACGTCAGTTCATAAAGCAGTAATTCATATTCATTCAGCTGATTCTTCTGATAACACATACTGTTCATTCTTAGTTAAAGGTGGTGTCAATATGACAGAAGAGTCTGGTTATTTCAAAATTGAAAACCACACTACTGGTATGGGTGGTGCATTACCAACTAATGATGAAGATTGTGTAATATCAGTTTCTTATACTGGTTATACTGGACCTCAAGGAGCGGCTGGACCAACAGGACCTCAAGGACCTACAGGAAGTACAGGACCTCAAGGTGCTAAAGGTGCTACTGGTGCTACAGGACCAACTGGACCACAAGGAGCAACAGGACCACAAGGACCTCAAGGTGCTGCTGGAGATAAAGGAGGAACAGGTGCTCAAGGACCTACGGGACCTACAGGACCACAAGGTTCTACAGGACCTCAAGGTCTTGCAGGTGATAAAGGTGGAACAGGTGCTACTGGTGCAGCAGGAGATAAAGGTGCACCCGGTGCTACAGGACCACAAGGAACACAAGGTGCTGCTGGTGACAAAGGAGGAACTGGTGATACAGGTGCAACTGGACCACAAGGTGCTACTGGTTCTAAAGGAGCTACTGGTGCTCAAGGACCAACTGGAACTACAGGACCTCAAGGACCACAAGGAGCAGCAGGAGATAAAGGTGCAACTGGAACTACAGGACCTCAAGGACCACAAGGAGATACAGGACCACAAGGAGCAGCAGGAGATAAAGGTGCTACAGGAGCTACTGGACCTCAAGGACCTCTTGGAGATAAAGGTTCAAAAGGAGGGACTGGTGCACAAGGAGCAGTAGGTGGTGTTAACTATACGTTTAGTACTACTACCACAGATGCTGACCCCGGTTCAGGTAATTTAAGATTTAATCATGGTACTATAGGGTCAGTTACTTCTATATACATAGATTTAGCAGATACTAATGGTACAGACTTTACAGACTGGATTGATTCATTTGATGATACCGATAGTGGTACATTAACAATTAATTCAGCAGATTCTACAGATTCAACATTCTGTAATTTTACAGTAACGGCAGTAGTGTCTGCCACTGGTTACAGAAAATTAACATGTACCAATATTTCAGGTACATTACCAAGTAATAGTGAAAGTATAGTATTACAATTCTCATCATCTGGTAGTAAAGGAGCGCAAGGTTCCACTGGAGGTACAGGACCTCAAGGACCTCAAGGAACTGCTGGTGACAAAGGTGCAACTGGTTCGACGGGACCAACTGGACCTACTGGACCAACAGGACCTCAAGGAACTGCCGGTGATAAAGGAGCACCCGGTGCTACAGGACCTCAAGGTTCTACAGGACCTCAAGGACCTACAGGTGCTGCTGGTGACAAAGGTGGAACAGGAGCTCAAGGACCTCAAGGAAGTACAGGACCTCAAGGACCTACAGGAGCTGCTGGTGCTAAAGGAGCTACTGGTGCTCAAGGACCTACAGGAAGCACAGGACCAACAGGACCTCAAGGTTCTGCTGGAGACAAAGGTGGAACAGGTGCTCAAGGACCTCAAGGAGCTCAAGGTGCTCAAGGTGCTCAAGGAGCTGCTGGTGATAAAGGAGGAACTGGTGCCACTGGACCTCAAGGAGATGCAGGACCAACAGGACCACAAGGAACTGCTGGTGATAAAGGTGCTCCCGGTGCTACAGGACCTACAGGACCACAAGGTACTGCTGGTGACAAAGGAGCTCCCGGTGCTACAGGACCTACAGGACCACAAGGAAGTACAGGACCTCAAGGTGCTGCTGGAGACAAAGGAGGAACTGGTGCTACAGGACCAGATGGACCTGCTGGACCACAAGGACCTACAGGAGCAGCTGGTGCTAAAGGAGCTACTGGTGCTGCTGGACCTACAGGACCAACAGGAAGTACAGGACCTACTGGACCACAAGGAAGTGCTGGTGACAAAGGTGCAACTGGAAGCACAGGACCTCAAGGAGATGCAGGACCAACAGGACCACAAGGAAGTGCTGGAGACAAAGGTGCTCCCGGTGCTACAGGACCACAAGGACCTACAGGAAGTACAGGACCAACAGGACCTCAAGGAGCTGCTGGAGACAAAGGAGGAACTGGTGCTCAAGGACCTCAAGGAGCTCAAGGAGCTCAAGGTGCTCAAGGTGCTGCCGGTGACAAAGGAGGTACAGGAGCTACAGGACCAGACGGACCTGCTGGACCAACTGGACCAACAGGAGCTGCTGGTGCAAAAGGTGCTACAGGAGCAGCTGGACCAACTGGACCTACTGGAAGTACAGGACCTCAAGGAAGTGCTGGTGACAAAGGTGCTACTGGAAGCACTGGACCTCAAGGACCTCAAGGAAGTGCTGGTGACAAAGGTGCTACTGGAAGCACTGGACCTCAAGGACCTCAAGGAAGTACAGGACCTCAAGGAAGTGCTGGTGACAAAGGTGCTCCCGGTGCTACAGGACCACAAGGACCTACAGGAAGTACAGGACCAACAGGACCTCAAGGAGCTGCTGGAGACAAAGGAGGAACTGGTGCTCAAGGACCTCAAGGAAGTGCTGGACCTCAAGGACCTACTGGTAGTGCAGGACCAACAGGACCTACTGGTGGTGCAGGACCAAAAGGACCAACAGGAACACCTGCTGGACCACAATACGCTTATAACAACGCTGGTACCTCTGGTGCCACACAGAAAGGTGAAATGGCCTTTAACAATGCAACAAATGCAAACATTACAAACATTTACGTTAACGAATATTCAGCAGACGATTCTTCTAACAGTATATCAAGCTGGTTAGCTGACTTAGGTAGTGGTGACCAAGAAGTAGATATAAGAATTGTCGAAGATGGTGTCCCATCTAATTTCTTAATTTTAAGAGCATCTGCAACAGCATGGTCAACATCTGTTTCAGGTGGACTTACAGAATACGCAATAGGATGTACACATACAGCATCTACTGGTACAAGTATACCATTCTCAAACGGAGATACAGTTACATGTTCTTTCAACCCAGTAGGACAGAAAGGAGCAAAAGGACAGAAAGGTGCTGCTGGAGGCGGTGGCGGTGGAGGTTCTAAAGGACAGAAAGGACAAAAAGGTGCTACAGGTTCTCAAGGACCAACTGGAAGTACAGGACCTCAAGGAAGCACAGGACCAACTGGACCACAAGGTAGTGCTGGTGATAAAGGAGCAACTGGTGCTCAAGGACCTCAAGGAAGTACAGGACCAACAGGACCTGCTGGAGATAAAGGAGCTACTGGTGGTGGCGGTGGAGGTTCTAAAGGACAAAAAGGACAGAAAGGTGCTACAGGACCAACTGGACCTCAAGGACCTCAAGGAGACCCCGGAGACCCCGGTGGTGGAGGATGTCACTTCCCACCCGGTACTTGTTTTGCACCCGGTACACCAATTATGTTAGCTGATGGAACAACCAAAGCTATTGAAGAAATTGATGATGGTGAAGAAATATTAATTTATAATACAGAAACTGGTGAGTATGACGTAGAAGTACTTGAACATGGTTCCTACGCTACATACAGAAACCACTTTGTAGATTTACACTTTGACGACGGTTCAAAGATTACCTCTACACATGAACACCCTTATTTGACAGCAGATAAAGAATGGGCTATTGTAGAGTTTGAAGAATGGATGAGAGAAAGATATCAACAAGATACAGTATTCAAAAATTTAAAACTTGAAAGTATATTAGGTATACCAACTGGTGCTAAAGGTATAGGACTTAAAGGTAAACAATTAGTACAAAAGAAAGTTGTAGATGTAGAAAAACACTGGTCAACTGGTGACAGACAGAATGCAGTATGGAATATTATAACTAAATCTAACAACTATGTTGTAGATGGTTTAATAGTAGGAACAGAAACAGATATGGATTGGGATGAGATTAATCTTTACGCTATAACTGAATATGGTATGTCATTAGAAGATATGTATCAAATGTTTGTTGATGAAGGAACACTTCCAGACAGGAGAGGTGAATAATGGACGATTGGGAAAGAGAAGAGTTACTTATCCGTATGGATGAGAGAATAAAAACCATTTATAATAGAATGGATAAATTTGAAAATCTCTTCACTAATCACTTAGCACACCACGAAATGTGGGAGAATGATATTAAGACGTCTTTACAACGCTGGTTAGCTGTATTAGTTACAGCAGCTGGTGGAGCGGGCGCAATGGGGATGATGTAAAATGGCAATAACAAGAGATTCGACAATGACGTTAGATACGTTAGGAACAAGAGTCAGATTACTGACAGGTATCGAAGCTGTAGAAGTAGACGATACTGATTTGTCGGTTCTCATGACAATGGCGATAGAATGGGTAGAAGAGCAGGAAGGTACTTCATTTACAGTGAATACCAATGATTTAGTAGACCAAGCAGTATGTTACTACACTTCATATTTATTATGTGTAGCACAGAACGGTATGGGAGTAGAAGATATGAAGATTGGAGATATCTTTATGTCTTTCACTAAGGAAGACCCATATGGTAAATTCTTAGACATGGCAAATGAAGCTTTGTTACAAAAGAATGCACTAAGTATTAAAACCTCTACCTATAATGCAGATTCAAGTCTTGGAGATATAGACTGGAAAAAGAATATTGATGGTTCAGGCAGTACATTAAATGTGCGCCAGAAACCCCGCAATATAGGATAGGTATATGGCACATAATGTTAAACTAGGTAGAGTAAACATGCCTAAACTTCTTAGGCAAATGAGACATCGTACAAGTCAAGTACGTGACCTAGTTTTCATTAGAGACCCAATATATAGAAAGTCAACTAAAACAACTAAAGTAGGTGGCTCTGCATTAGCAGGTCCAGCTGTAAATTTTGGTTATGAACAAGATAGTTATGCAGCGCAATCTGCGGGCACTGATGCATCTTACCATGTAAACACACCAGAACTAGTTCTACCGGGCCTTAAATGCCTCCAAAGCCCTATTGTTAGCCGTACTGGTGAATTAGAAAGAACAGGACATAGGATTACAGGAGCTTGTACATTCTATATGCCTTCATTAGATTATATTTTAGCAATGGATAATTTTAGTGAAACAACTCAATTTAACGAGTTAGAATCCTTTGATAAATTAATTGATGTAGAAAGAATAATAGAAAAGATAGATGATTACTCAGCTACAGCTACTTCTCACACAGTTAAAACTTTCGCAGATAAAACAGCTGGTTATCAAATAGATAGGCTTCAATTTAAAATAAAGTCGGGCACTACATTAACGAAGATAGCTCTAAGTGGTAACGAAGGGGGCTCAACTAAGAGTCTTACATGGAGCGGTTCATTGGCTCTATCTAGCAGCGAGTATGTCACTATAGATGTACCTCTAAGAGATATAGCTGTTTCTGATAAAACATCAGTCTATAAAGATGGTGTTAGAACAGAACTTACAGCTGGCACAGATAACACTATATTAGATATAGATAAGCTCTATGGTGCATCCACATATGATTTATTGAGCCTAGTGCTTACTACAAGCTCTGGCTTAGTAGAGCTTAAAGATATAATATTATATAAAGAAGCTGAATGGAGAATAGATGGCATTAAAGAGTATAGAGATGAATATATGGAGATAGGTGCTGTAAGAGTAAGAGGAGAAAGAGGAAGTAGGAGGAGAACATATGGCTAAATCGAATAATGTTTATACTCATGGATACAATTGTAAACTTGATAGAGTTGTAGATGGTGATACTTGTGATGCCATGATTGATTTAGGTTTTAGCACATGGAAAAAAATAAGAATACGCTTTTACGGAGTAGATACTTGGGAAAGTAGAACCAGAGATAAAGAAGAAAAAAAGAAAGGTTTAGCTGCTAAAGCGTATGTTAAAGATTTATTAGAAAACTCAGATGATGGTAATTTTACTATTATATCACATGGTGTAGGAAAATATGGAAGATGTTTAGGTGAATTATTTGTTAAAGGACATGAAGAATCAGTTAACGAATTATTAAAAATAAATGGACATGCGTATGAATACCATGGTGGAACTAAAAAAGTATATGGAGTAAAAGGAGATTAAAATGGCAAAGGATTATTTAAATGTAATAGAAAGAGCCCTAATAATGGGTGTAAGTGATAAAATAAATTCTGTAACAGATACAGGTGATGACATATATTGTTATGGTCAGTTTCCTGAGACAGAAGAATTAAAGTTCCCAGCAGTTGTAGTACAACAAGTAGCTTCTGGTATAGAAGAGAAGTTTATGGGAGAAAAGATAACTTTCGGAGATTCAAACACATTATCTACAGGTGAAGCTTATGGTATAGGATTCATGATTCATCTGCTTATAGATAAAGATACTAAAATAACAGTTGATAGCGTAGACTATAAACAAAGAAGATTATTAAATTGGTTAATGTTAAACGTAGCTAATGCACTTAATGATATAGACTGGGACGATTATGAAGAGGAGGATTTAGAAATACTACAAAGAAATGTATTGGCTTGGAATGACGTAGGTCACATGCCACAAGTTCAATGGTATGGAGCCACCTGTCGTATGTCAGTAGTATTCTTGAATAAGAGATAATGGCTAAGAGAAGTGTTCAACTTACACCAGTAAAGAAAACACATAGTTTTGGTAGAAAGACTAAAGACGGAACATCTAAGGGTGTTTTCGGAAGTCGTAAATGGGCAGAGTTTAGTGGAGTCGGAAAAGGTCCTTTAGTCCAAAGATTTAGACATGAAACTTTTCAGGAACAAGCATATAGAGAAGGTGGTAGTCGTACTGGCAAAGGTGTACAAGTTAAAAAAGCAGAACTCCAACCCGGTGAAGAATTTGACCCACAGAAACACTTTCCACAAGCACCTATGCCTGTTGATAAGGTTGCAGCGTCACCCGGTGCTATATTTACATTAACAGGAGGTTTTTATCCTACCTTCACAGATGACTTTGCAAATATGGATAGATATTATAAACAATATGCAGCAGGAATGATTCTAGTTCAAGAATCTTTAACAATGCAAGGTCCCGGAGCTACCTTTTTGCGTGGTAACCATGTATGGTATAACTATGCGAAAGATTATATTCCTGAATTAAAAAAAATAGTTGCAGAGATACCCAGCGAACTTAATCTAAAGAAGAAAACTTTAGTAGATGATGAACACAGTGATTATTTAGATATAATGATGTCATATTTAAATGGTATAGAACATTACTCTAGAAATTTGTTAACATCGTGGAGAGAAGCCATGGGAACACATATGGCAAAAACGGCGACATTAGTATCTGATAAAGATTATGAAGATACAGCAGACGCAAGGAATGCACAACAAGCGCCTGAAGAAGCTATACCAAACTTATTAGAACAACTTTTAGGTCCTGATGTATTTAACGCTTTGACAGGTGATGACGCTGAAATGGTAACATATGGCGGTGCACACTCTATAGATATAATGTTTCGGTTTGGTGAAAAACTATATGTTATTGATGTTACACAATCGGATATAGCTAAAGGTTCTACTCACACTTCTATTGGAACGTTTAAACAATTAACAGCACAAGAAAAGCAAGATTTCGAAGGAACTTTAGACGAAGCTAGAGAAGATAAAATAAGAAAACATTTTGAATACTCAAGAGATAGTATAAACATGTTAATACAAGATATCCACGGGGTATTAAAACAGGCAGGTTATACGGGTTTACAAAATGAAGGTGAGATGAGAAAGGCTTTACAAAAAATGCAAAAGGAAGAGAAAGGTTTTGTAAGGGCCGATACAGGTAAAGCTGGAGAAGGACTCAGAGGTTCAGATATTGAAAAGACTATAAGAAAATTTAACGGTGAATATAATAATCTATTAGCATCTGGTGCTAAAAGATTAGCAATTAAAGAAACCTTTGAAGCAGTTATGCACATTCTCGGTGGTACATTCCAAGCTACCGATGATTTTCATGATATAATGGTAGTAAGTTTAGACCCTAATGAAAAATGGTTAGTTGGACCTAATTGGAGTTTATCACACAGCGGAAAATTCCCTCAATTAATATTAAAAGACGTAATGTTTAATATAGACCATAACTTTTATATGGACTGGTTTATGAAAACACATTTATTTGGATTGAAAGATGATGAAGGAAAAGCAGTTTTTGATGATGCAATGAGAATACAAATTATAGAAGCAGCTAACGCGTTATGGAATAGAGATTCGATGTATGTTGTAGGTGAAGGAATAACTACTGGACAAATTACAACATCAGCTGAAGCACTACCTACTATGGCAGGTTATCAAGTGGCTGGTGGAGCTGTGGTTTTTGAACCAAGTACATTAAATGAAGATTTAGCAGAAGCCTTACAAGAAGTTATAGATGAATCTGTAAATAACCCAAGTTCTTTTGGAGGTAAGACACAAGAAGTTTTACAAAAAGGAATGATTGAGGCATCAAGATTTAGTGCACAATGGAATAGAGGTTCTATAGGTAGTCAAACAATGTTAGGTATGGCGCAAAATGATATAGGTTCTGAATATGAAACTCTTATGGAAGGTATGCATGATGCTATGCAAGCAGATGACCCTGATAAATACATACCTATGAATAAACTTTTACGTAGTAAAACATGGGTAGCCCCTTATATTGGTGTACATTATCAAGGTGGACGTTCTCAAAAGGTAGAAACGATGCTTGGTGCATACTAAATTAGCGAAAGCTTTATATACTACCGTCTGCTATTAGTATATACATACGTTCGACGGAACGTAGGAGTAACAAAGTATGGCATACTATTTAGGCAGAGATTTAGATTTCGCCCTTACGACAGAAAACGTAAGTTATGGGATTATTGCAGCTCAGGCAGCTAATGTAGGAGAGCAGATTGCAGAATTGAGAGATTTTGCAAATGCTTCTTCTATAACAAACTGGGATGAATCTGCAATGACAGGAGGAGCAGCAGGTGCTCTTTTTGCTGGACCAAAAAAACAGACCTCTAACACTGTATTTGGAGACATGAGTGCTTCAATCGGTAGTGGGACTGAAGATTGGAACAACAGACCAGCAAACTTAACTTCAGTTGATTTGTCAGTAAGTACACAAGACGAAGATGTTCAATTTATTGGACAAAGAAACGTCTTAAAGGCAGAAGTAAAGAAAGAAAACAGCGTAACTATCACTCGTAAGAAATCAAACGAGGTATGGAACGTAGCATATAACGCAGCAAGATTTGGTGTATCTGAAACACCAACAGGAGACAGTTCAGTAGGAGACGGTAAATATCAACCCGATTTTACAGGATATGGATATAGAGTTTATATTCAACTAGCAAGTGGAGCATCAGGAGAAACTTTGATTTTACCTAATTGCTGTATCACAGATTATTCAGTAACTGTATCCCCAGACGCTTCTCAGGAAGAATCATTAACTTTCATGAGTTATGTAAACCCAATTATTATAACAGGTGCAGCTAGCACAGACCAAATTGGCGATGCAACAGGAGGACTATAGATGGCTTATTATACAGGAACAGACGTAAAAGTATGGATTCAAACAGAACACGCATCAAGAGGAATCCAAGTTAACTCAAATCAATTAGAACAGGTTGACAACTCTGGTGATGCTTATGACCAAGTAGAAATATTCGGACGCAACCTTGTAGGTAAGTCAGGATATAACTTACCAGATATCACTGGTGTCGATATAACCCAAGGTGCACAGGATGAAGAAATATCTTATTTCGGAACTAAAACACCCGGTAAAATCGAAACTAAAGCAGATATGAGTGTAACACTAACCAGAAAGAAGAGTGATAAATTATGGTCTACTCTAGCACAAGGTGACACCGCATCAGGAAAAAGTTTCGGTAGTGGTGGACACGGTGGAAGATGGGGATTAACCCTTAATTCCGGTGGTAGTGGAGCAGCTGATATGGTTCTAAATGATGGAACTGTAGACCCTAAAGGTGCAAAAGATGAATCTGGAAATCAATCTTATGGTTTCAGAGTGGCTATTCAATTAAAAGCAGCCTCATCTGGAAATTCAGACGGTGCTGTTCTATTACTTAGAAACTGTACCATGGGACAATATACCACAACCATGAGTAATGATACTGCTAACGAAGAAACAATTGAGTTTGTTTCTATGGTTAAACCATTAATACTAAACGGAAAAATACACACTGATGGCTACTTTGACGCAGGTCAAGATGCTACAGCCGCAGCGGATATGTGAGGTGAATAATGGCTAAAGAAGAAAAAAAATCTGAAGAAAAGAAGGTTGAAGAACCTGTCGAAGAAAAGGTTTTAAATCGTCTCTATGTAGATGGAGATGGTAAAAAGTACACTTGGACCATGAAGAGTGGTGCAACTGAACCAATTAAGATATATTATAAATAATCTTAATTAAACAAATTATGGGGGTGAAATTCCCCCATACAATATAAAGGAGAAAAAGAAATGTCAGAAATATGGACAATAGAAGAATTGAAATCGTTAACTACAGAAGTTCAAACTAAAGATATTGAATACCGTGGTAAGACCCTAACAATACAATGGTGTGAGTTAACAGAAGCAGAAGAACCAAAAATGAACCTCCCTGATGATGAAGCAGGAGAGGAAGAAAAAAACAAAGCATACCAGAAAATTGGTGTTGCTAAAGTTTTGGCTATGATAGAGAAAGCAAATGAAATGAATCCAGAAGGTAAGACTTTAGATTCAGATGCTTGGGAACATCTACCATCCACTTTGAGATACAACTTAAGTGCAGTCGTTCTTGGTGGTGACACGAAGTCGGATTTTTAGATTGGGCGGAAAACGCCCACGAGTTAGTGAATCTTTGGATTCCTCTGATGGAAAAACTCAATATGAGTTGGTCCGAAATAAAGCAAACGCCCCGTCATGAATTACAAATGTTGTTAACAGGTTTAAGTAACTACAACATATTACATTCTTTTGATGGATATGATTCAGATGATGTAAGTCAGTTAGCTAAGGATAAACCTAAAGTTAGACAAGATTATAATAAATATAGGGCAATGCAAGATAGGTTCGGAAAAAAGAAAAAACCTGTCGCTTTTAGCGATTTGGTAGGCGGAACAAAATAAAATGGCAAGTTTAACGGGTCTAGCATTCCAGATTGATTTCCTCGTAGGCCGAGGTTCGAGAAGGAACGCGGTTAGCACCGTTAAAGACACCATTGACCAAATTAACTTAGTTGCTAAACAAGGTGCAACAAAAGCTTCTGCTGATAGAAGAACAAAATTAGAAAGAGATTTAAATGAATTAGGCGAAATTTCTTCACAGTCTACCAATAAACTTATGGCAGGACGTGAAGCAGCCGCTAAATCTATGGCTTCAAGAGTTGCAAAGACAGCGTCAGCTATGACTAGGAAAGCTAAGACTGATACTAGTGGTTTAGATGAAGTAGGTAAGAAAACCAAGTCTGTAGCAAATCAAATGAAACAAGCATTTAGAGGATTAAATGCTGAACTTAAAGATAGAGGAATAACACAATTAGCTGGTACAGGATTTGGTTCTTATAAAACTACCATGGATTATGCAAGTAGGGAAAGAGAAGAAAGAGAACAGATATTAGCTATTGAACAACAAATAGTTAATTCTAAAAAGGCAGCTGGTAAAGAAACTGAAGCAGAAGTCAGAATGTTACAATTAATGAAGGACTTTGAAGCTGAACTTTTAGCTTTAGAAAAAGAAGATAAAGCTACTCAAGCAGAAATTAATAAACTTCAGAAACAGTATATGAAAGATTTCTATGAGTTAGAACGTGCAGAAGCAGCTCATATTAGAGAAACTATACAATTAAGGAGAGAAGCAGGAGACCAGATTAGTAGAATGACAGACCAAATTGGTACATCATTACGTAATGCCTTTGTTTATTCCACTGCTGCTGTCGCTGCTTTCTATTATAAGTTAAACGATGTTCTTACTACATTTAAAGATTTTGAAAATGAATTGATTAATGCTCAATCTATTTTCCAAACAACACAAGAAACATTATTCGGATTATCAGACCAAATTGCAACTTTTGGATTACAATATGGTATTGAATTACAAAATGCAACAACTGGTCTTTATCAACTTGCTTCGGCAGGTTTAAGCGCTAATGATTCAGCTGAAGTATTAAATAACACACTTTTACTATCTATGGCTGTTCAAGGAGACCATAATACCATTTCTAAGTTAACTACACAGACTATTTTTGGTTTTGGTATGGAAATGTCTCAGAGTTCTGAACTTGTAGATAAGTTTGCACACGCTATTAACAAGTCTTTAATTGAATACCAAGATTTAGCTAGTGCTGTTAAGTTCGCTATGCCTTTCTTCGTATCCACAGGCCAGAGCGTAGACCAATTACTAGGTTCTTTGCAAGTATTAACTAACCGTGCTTTAGAAGCAGGTATTGCAGGTCGTGGTTTAAGACAGGCTTTAGCAGAGTTCGCTGAAGGAGCAGAAGATAATACAAGAGCATTTAGAAAGATGGGTATTGAAATTGTCAATACTGACGGTACCTTCAAACAACTAACAGAGATAGCACGTGATTTCCACGATACTTTCGGTGCTACATCTACAGACGTAGAATTAATGACCACATTGTTAGACGACTTAAACGTCCGTGGTGCTACAGCGTTTGTTCACTTAGTACAAAACGTAGATGAATTTGAAGGAGCTGTTAATGACCTTCAAAATTCTGCGGGGTCAGCGGCAGAAATGGCAGAGATACAACAACAATCTTTAACTAATCAAATACAAATTCTTAAAAACGCACTATTGGCTCCATTTATCATTGGCGACGAGATTGGTAAAGCCCATGGTTATATAAATGAATTTCATATGACATTACATAACATGATTCAAACATTCTCTGATTTGATATATGTTGTATTGCCTGATGGTACTTGGCAGCTTACTGAACTAGGTCAAGGTTTGAAAACCTTTGTTATAGAGGCTTTTAAACAATTAACAGTTTTACTTAAAGGAGGAATGAATCTATTCAAAGATATGGGTAAGCATGTTCAAACTGCTACTGGATTCTTTAATATGATATTAGTTCCTTTAAAGATAGTTGTTGGTCTTATGGACTTCTTAGGTACTGCTGGTATGCAATTTGTACTTACGATGAGATTATTAAATAATGTTTTACCAGTGTCTACAGCAATGCTTTGGGCAAACACAGCAGCTGAAATTGCTTCTATGGAAGCTACAATGGCAGATACTACAGCAATACAAATGAAAAAGACAGCATTAATGGGAATGATAGTGGCTCAGACCGCGGCTTTCGTAGGTATGGGTTTTATGGCTTATGCTACTATACAGATGGCTAAAGGTAATGAAGGATTAGCAACGACCTTTTCTGTATTAGGTGGTGCAATATTTGGTGTAGCAGTGGCTACGCAAGCGTTAAAAGCTGCTGGAATGGGCGGTCCAGCTGCATTCTTTACAGCAGCAGCAGCCGGTGCAGTAGCTGGTTACGCTTATATGAGATTAATGAAAGATATGATGGCAGCACCAGTATTACCAGAAGTTGAACCATTGGATTTATCAGGATTTGGTGCTCAAACAGATGAAACATTTGATACAGGTGGAAGAATTCCTATGTATGATACAGGTGGTAGACCTAACCATAGGGCAGTTATGGTAGAACCCGGAGAATCAATTATATCAAAAACAATGAACATGGCTGACAGTATGGGTAACGAACAAATTAAGATAGTAATCGAAGGTGATGTTTATGATGGGGATAATTTTGCAGAAAAAGTGGCAGAAGCTTTACCAGCTTCATTACGATTACAATCAAGGAGAGGATATTAATGGCATATTTTTATAGATATACAGACGTAGTAAGAAACCCAGACGAGGTTTTCGACATGCAATTGAATGGAACTTATGGTGATTTATCAAGTGGTGATTCACCAATAATTAAAGTAAATCCCGGATTTACAGATTCTAATTTAGCTTTATTCCAATTTCCGATTGCTCCAAAATATAAATTTGGACATGGAGAAATATCAGGATTTAGTATGAAATTTAGAACATTACCAGACGATGTAGACGATACATCTAATTTACAAGGTACACAAAAATTCGGTTTATATAACGTTTATTTACACAAAAAAGGAGCAGCCTTTCAAGGAGGTAAAAATGGTAATGTTCAACAATTAGGAGAACTTAGTGCCTACTCAATGGCTAACCAATATGCTGCTGATGCTAACGTAAGATGGCAACCTATGGATATGATGGCCTATTTAACATCAATGGACGACGCTTTCCCTAATTATAAAGGGTTTTATGAAGATTTTGAAGGAACCTCAGATGTAGATACCACTATTGATGTAACTCAGGGAGCCGTTCGTAAAAAGGGAGACCCATATATTACATTAGATGTTGCATATGAAAGTGCAGCAAGACAAGCAGCTGGCTCAAGAATGAGTAAATTAGAATTATCTGTCTTCTATGGCAGTGATTTTAATGGACAGCGTATTATTAAATTAAAAGAAGATGGTAAAAAGTGGAAACCTCTGAATAAACGAGGTGTAGGAGGTTTGGGTCCAGCATGGGGTTCAGCGTTAGGTACTAGCGGCCCGGAAACTCAACTAAGAAATCCGGGGTCAAGGCAAGATACTGATGACAGACTTATAACTGGTGCAGCTACATATGGAACTGGAACTACAGCTGGAGCACATGCATTAATGACTACAGGAGGGCGTTCAGCTGGTGGACACGGTCAATTATTAACTAAAGCAGGTGAAGTAGATTATAGAGGAAAGGGAGGAAAATCATTTAAACCGGGTTATTATCAAAAAGCTGTTGATAAAGTATTTGGAGGCCAATTAAGAACAGGTACTGCTGCTAATACTGGTAAAACAGGTAAGGCAATTAAAGTTGCAAAGTTTGGTGGTAAAAAAGTTCCAGTTGTAGGTGCATTTATTACAGCAGCATTTACTCTGTCTGATGTTAAGAAAAGAAAATATGACTTAAGAGATGCTGAAGCGAGTGGAGATGCTTCAGGTTTAGCAAGGCCAATGAGAGACCCTGTTTGGTACTCAAAAGCTTCATGGAAAAATGCACATGTAGGTGAAAAGAGTATAGAATCACATATTAAATATTCTTATGAGACTGTTTTAAATCCTCTAGAACAAAAAGATTCACAAGCAATAACAACTACGTCCTCATGGTGGGACCAAGTAAGAGAAGTAACTGATTACGCTAAAAGTGAAGTTACCACAGATGGTGTAGAAATAGCTTATGTAGGTGGTGAGGACATGGCAGCAAAATCATCTATAAATTTCCACACAGGTGATTCAATATCAGGACAATCTATGGAAATGAGAGCGTATTGTGATTATGATGCAAATCAATTACCAAGAAATCAAGAAGCTATGAATTTTTCTTCTGGAAGAGTTTCAGAACAACAGGACATCTTTGTTTCTAAAAGATTACCAACACCAAAAACAATGTTTGCTACTAAAACAGGTGCAACTGGACATATTACAGCAGATGCAGGTAATAGATGGGAATTATCATTAGATTTAAAAGTAGCTAACGGTTGGACACCATATACATATGCTTATAATGGTGTTTCTGATTTTCGTAATAGTTTAAGAAGAACTATAGCAATTACCTTCGGTTCACATAAACCAGAAGAAAATCAAACTTTAGCAGATTATATAGAATCCTTTACAGACGGTAGTGGTAATTATACTGCTGCTAAGAAAATTACTGGCATATATATGATGCCATCTATGGATTTCAGTAATGGTGTAGCATCTGATGTACATATAAATCCAATATCAACATATAGTTGGAGCGGTTCTGCTGTAGAAAATACAGCTACATTAGATTGGGGACTTGGCTCTTTTGCTAACGACCAAATTTTACAAACAAATACAACAAATGGTACGTATGGATGTAAAATATCTACTGGAAAATGGATGAGATTAAAATTTTCTACCACACCTCTTGGAGCAGCTGGCGTTATTGCTAATGGTACTGGTAGTGGTGACACTCTAGATGGTAATAGAGCTAAACATCAGGGTAGATTTTGGTTAACAATACATGACCCAGATACTGATGAAGTTGTAGATGTGTCGTCAACTGATGATACAAATGCTGGTTATGGTACAACTTCAAAAGGACCAATAAATTTAACAGCCCCAAGTGACCCTATTAATGCTTTTGGTAATCAAGCAAGTACTTATAGGTATGCACACAACATAGGATTTCACGATGGTAGAGATGCAGACGGTGCTGGTACAGGTGCTGGTAACCCAGACGACCATTGTATATGGACTCCTTATTTTACAATATGGGTTTGTAACCATAGATGGAATGTAACAGGTTCTTCATCTTTTGATATAGCTAAAAAAGGTAGTAGCAATGGTACAGCTGATAATGTATATAAACATGATGTATTTCAAAAAGCAGCTATTAAATCTGACCAATCAGTAGACCTTCATGGATTAGTTCCAGATACTTATTATAAGAATGCTAATTTATCTGATATGAGATTATTAGTAGACCAGATTGCTTTAAAAGGTGTTGAACCAGACGTGGTAAACTTATCAGTTAATGACCAAAACGTTTCATCAGCTCAGGAAAATATATTTAATAGACATAATTCAAAATTATCAAAATACTATGTTGATGCAGCAACTACATCCAATGCTTATTTTTATCAAGATGCTATAGGTACACCTTCTTATAGTACAAAACAGAAAGATATACAACATAAGGTAAACATGCCAACAGTGTTATCTTTAGGTTTCACTTTAAACGCAGCTTATAATTGGAACAATAATCTCGCATCTGAATCAGGTGGAGATACACACGGTGCTTGTTCTACAACTAAACCGACTTTCTTATTATTTAATGATTTTATATGTAAGGACCTTATACCTACAGCTATAGCAGATGATTATTTAGCGGCTTCATATTCTTCAGCAACGACAGGAGGATGGGAAGCTGATGGCTCTTGGGATGGAAAACACAGATTATGTGGAGACCCAATTGATTTGTTTGGTAGATTAGGTTCTTCTACAGCAGCTAATCCATTTGTTGCTTCTCAATTAGGTAATTTAAGTATAGGAAATACCGTAGGTAATGATATAGTTACAGGTAATTCAGAAACAGATGCTTGGGATAGAAACAGAAGTACTAGTCATAAACTATACATGAATAATTTCCAAAATAAAGGATTTTTACAATTTCAAAAAGATTTAATTGATGCAGGAACATTCAGTTCAAATGATAAAGGATGGATAAGAAGAGAAAATATTTACGCTTCTACACACGTTATTAAAGCCAAAGAAATATCAGCATCAACAGCTAAATTAACTGTTTCACAACCAGATGCTCTATATTTTAACACTATAATCGACGAAGATAGTGATAACGGCCACGAATTATTTATTTTATATCAGTATGGTAGACCATTATCTTTTGCTACAGATACAGGAGATACAAATGGTGAAAATATGGGTACATGTGCTGTAGGAACTATAGAAAGAGATGGTGATGAATATATATTTACTAAAGTAAAAACACATGCTTCTCAATCAGCTAATAATGAATGGCAAGGTTATTCTAACGGCCATTGTGGAGAAGGAGGAGATTTAGAGGTAATACTTGAAGAAAAGAATATGGCAAGAATGATGATATCACCATACAGATGTTGGTTAGATATACAAATAGGTTTAGGACCTAATGGTGCAGCTGCATCAGATGAAGAGGTTTTAGACGGCTATAAACCACGAGGTTATGGTAGTATAGTTCCTGTAAAAAGACCACGTAAGGCAGGTACAGACGCTACATATGGTGGTTTTGCAATGGGACCTACTTTTAACGAAAGTAGATGGTATGTTAATTCATCAGACCAGAATCCATATTATGCGAAAGCGTCGTATGATATTCAAGAGACAGATACTGCTTATTATAAAGAATTAGATTTCGGTTTTGGTGCATATAATGCTGAGACAGGGCAAGGAGGACAAGTTACTAATTTCAGACCTGATTACAATAGAAATCATATTAGTTTAGATAATTTATTAGTTGGAAAGGGAGAACTTTCTCAAGCTTATGGTAAACCAATATCATTTATTATTTCACCAAGTGGAGGTGGAGACCAAAAAGCAAATGCAATGTTTATGCATTCTTCTAACACAACAAATAATCATGAGAAACCTCAATTTGTTACAGAGTTCTTTGATGAAATTCCACCTAATCCGGGATTAACTGTAGAACCATATGAAGAAGACCAGCATAAACCTCATTTCAGATTTGCAATAGGTGGAGAAGATATATGGCATAGTTTCTTAATGGTCGATAATGTACCAATTACAAGCAAATTCCACAGAATGGTAGCTTATGCACCATTAAATGAGGATTTAGATAATTGGGAAGCTAATGTTACTTATGATACAGCAAGTACTCCGGCACAAATTAAATGTTATAATCATGAAGATTTTATAGGTAGAGAAATGATTGGTAAAACTTCATCTGGTGACATTGTAAATAAATTATCATATCAAACATCAAATGGTTTTTATAATGGTAGTGGTGGAGGCTGGGCTTTTACTGATGACACTTGTGAGGGTTTAGCTGGACATGCAAAATTAGGAGGAGGAGAATTTTTATACGGATTATATCCTTCTCAGACAGACACTGGTTATGTACCTAATACAAAAACTAATTACAGAACACATTTCACAGCACAGGGAATATTTACATTTAATTCATCTATGAGCACTAATAATTATACTATGATGGCTCATGGAGCTGATACAGCACCACATTGGATGGTGTATTATGATGGCACAAATAAGCAGGTGGTAGCAAGAGCTTATTGGAGCGGTACAGGATATGTAGAGCTTAAATCAACTACTGCCCCATTATTAGATGATGTTACACCAATGCATGTAGCTATAGTATTAGACACAGAGCTACTTGAAAGTAACTTTAAATTATATATTAATGGTGTTTTAGAAGACCAGACAGGTAAAGCTTTAGCAACTGGTACAACTAATAATTGGGATTATGGTGAATTATTATTACATACAGCTAATTCAATGTTAGTAGTGGGTAATGCTATGGGTACTGTACCAGAAGGTTCTTTAGCTACCATAGAATGGACTGGTAAGGTTGAGGAAATATTAGTACACTCTTTACCTTTATATTTCTTCCCTAATGGAACTGATAATTATGTTTATAATAAAGAATTAGAGGAAGTTATGAATACTTTATCAGGTGAAGCTCAATCATATCATGCTAAGTTGTTTACTATGGATTATCATAATATAAGAGACCCAGTAGCATCTTCACCTAATGTATCATGGAAGATACCATCATTCAATATAGACGGAACGTGATAAAATGGCAACATCAATAATTAAATGTTATGACACAGAAGAAAATGCAATAAACGGGGGCGCTGAAGGATTAATAGCATCCTCTACAAACGTAGATAGTTACCCCTTTGCTTTTACAGTTAATAGTATAGGTAATGGTATATACAACAGAGCAGACCATGTACCATTCTTTATATTTACTAGATATTTTTTTAGATTTGAATCTAATGACCCTGTAATAGCTTTCCATGTAGATTGGGACGATGGAGAAGATAATTCTGATAATAGAAATAATTTTGAAATCGTAGAAGTAGATGGAGCTGTAGGTTTTTACGCAGTTACAGGACATATATATTCGAAAATAGGTACGTTTTGGCCTATGATAAGAGCAGAAAGTGAAGAAGGATTTGTTTCTAAATGGTATACAAACGATAATAATACAGGATATAAACACAGAATGTATAATAAAGTAGCTACAGCTACAGATACTGTACCACATGGAAGACAGGATACATTTGGAGTTAGAGAAGAAAAAACGAGCGATATATCTAGTACTACTGGATTTCGTATACCACACATGCGTCCTGCCAACTTACCTCCTATAGCGGTTATTAAAACAGATAATAAAAGAGTATTTGCAGGTATAGACAACGAACAGATAGATTTTAGAAGTGGTCAGAAACCATTATTATATGCATGGAGTGATTCTACTGCAATAACTAATGCAGGTGATGAAGGTGGTACTTGTAATATTAGAGTAACAATGGAAGTTGAAGGTGACGACGACGCTCAAGTTAGAGAATACACATTACCAGTTCAAAATGATACAAGATTACTCAGTTCTAATTGGGATGAAAATGACATAAGAGATGATTGTGCACCACAAGGTGGATTGTTTGGTGCAGGTGCAATAGAAACACAGACTATTAGATTTGATGCAGGTGATACAGCTGGTGTAGACATAAATGGTACACCTACAAGCAGTGCAAGTTTTAACGAAAAATTTATTAAGATAGCAGGTGGTACCGCCGGTATAACTAGTACGAATTTTATTGTACAATTTAAACATGCAGCCGTAGCTCAATCAGCGACGTTAGTTTGTGGAGATTCTACTCCGGGAGCTATGGGAAATGCTGGTTCAGGTACAGCACCTTATATTGATTTACGTTCTGCACTAAATGGTACACACAGATTTTGGTTGAATTGTTCAGGTTCTAACACAGCACCATCAGCACCATCATCTGGTTTCCTTGAAGAAATTGATATTAGTAGTGACGCAAACGCTAACGCTATTGCTGCTACTATTGATTCTGCCATTGAAAATGGTATAACTATTAGTGATATGAGCGGTGGTACAACAACAAGTGACCAGTTCTCATCCTCTGTAGTTGATAACAGAGTTACAATAACACATGCTGCTGGCTATGTATCACATGATACACATCCATGGACTTTAAATAATTTAGCGGGGGGTTCGGCATCTTCTCTTACAACAGACACAGTAGGAGAAGCGGCAGGAGGTGATTCTTCTTTAGGAGGTCACACACTTCTAACTGTAGAATTTACAAGTGGTGACAGTGCTAATACTTTAGCTTCTTTAACTGCTACAGCAATTAACGCTAATGCTAATTTTACAGCTTCAGCAGATACAAATACAGTGTCTTACAGTCCAGTGGTTACTGGAAATATGGTTGATGCCGACAATAGTACTACTAATGGTTCTAACAATACACAAGATGTACCTAGTTTAACACTTGCAACAACAGCAGCAGGTTCTTCCTCTACAGGAAGTATAAATCCATCAAGAAGATTATTCAAAGCTAAGTTAAATGATATAGATACTTTAGCAGATAACGATAGAGTATATATTAAAGTTCACAATTTCGATTTAGATACCGATGGTACAGCAAGTCCAGATAGTGGTCTAGACAATACTGTAGCTATATTATCTAATGGTAATCCTATAGTAGAATTAAATGACCGATTAAGTAAGGTTTTATTAGATGGTGGTGAAAGTCACACTAGAGCTGGAAATACAGTAATTAAAAATTATTATTTTGATTTAGATAAAAATCTTATTACATCTGGAGGTGCAGCAATCAGCTCGACAAGTGTATCTAATAGTGTAGGTGAACTAACAGGTAAATTCTCTGATTACTTTAACAATTTTAATGATTATACTAAAGAAACAACATACACTCACCATAACCTAGGGTTTTCTACTGATTCTGATGGTAGATTCGAAGGGTTTTCACGATTATGTAGATTACAAGTTGAAGACGATTCTGCCAGATTCTTATTAGACACGGCAGCAAACGAAGGATGCGCTATCACGAGGTCTATAATAGATTTAACAGAAAGTAGACACCCTGAGCAAATAATTAGAGTTAGATTGAATGCTAGAAAAAGTTATACTAAAGGAGCTGTTTTAACACAAGCTAGTACAGGAGCTACTGGTACTGTATATCGTAGTACTTTTAATCAGAACTATGTTGATTTACACAAACAGTCGAAAGTATCAAATTTTGATGCAAGTGGTACAGCAATCACAGTATCATCTAATGCCTTAGTTAGTAATATAACTGGTGACGATGATGACGGATATCCATTGGCGTTAAGTAGTGGTAGTCTCAGATTGATAGATAATTTCTTTGAAAATGGAACTAATCAATTCTTAATTCAATCAACAAATCAAAGTGGACTTTCTAATAACTCTGCTAATTTCCCATCTTCTAATACAACTACATTAGATGGTGCAATATTAGCTGGTGCAAATCCTACTACATCTTTCGATTTAACTAGTGCTTCAGGAATATTCATAGGTGATATATTAAAAATCAATAACGCTGAGTTAGTTAAGGTAACAGCTATATCTTCTAATACAATAACTGTAAAAAGAGGATATCATGGTACTACTATCGCTGCTGCAAGTGATGATGATAGTGTAAAAAGAGCAGCACCTAATTGGGGAGGTGTTTCAGGCTTTAATGATGATGGTACCAATCCTATTTCTGGTGGTAGTGCAACAGCACAACAATGGAACGTATCTTCTTGGACAGCATCTAATAGTTTCCAGAATGATATGCCTGAAAATTTCATTCGTATGTCGATGCAAAAGAAATGGAATGGTGTATATCTAAGAATGGGACACTCTTTTAAACCATTCATTGACGCAGGTTCTGCAAATGGACCAGCAAAGGTTAAATTAAGTATGTGGTATGGACAATCAGTCCCACCCAACAAAGATTCAACTACCCAAATATATGACTGGAAACCACTTGAATTTATAGATTATACTAACGAATTAAGAACCAGTGGAGTTTTAAAATTTAATCCACCTGAAGATTGGGCATATTGTACAGATAATGATTTATGTGAAAATAACGGAACTTATAATACTACAGAGAACTGGAAAGGTCCTGTCTTAAATGATAGTGCTAAAACATCATATGACCCATATTACCATATATTAATAGGTTGGTCAGCAAAGGATGATTCAAATACTGATACTCACATGGCTATTCAAAATGCGTGGCCAATAGGTAATCAACATTCAGTATTAATTGATGTAATAGACCCTCACCATGTTAATTTGAATAGTATAGCCCTTGCGCAATCTTTAGCGTATAAACGTGAGGGAAAATTTAACATAGTCACTGACAAATTAGGTAAATCTGATATAAGAAGAATTGGTGCAGCAGGTGGAGGAATTAAATTTGGTGGTATAGATTTAGGTTCTGATGAAACAGGTAGAAACAAAATAAAAACTTATCAGCAAAATGCAACTCCTGTCTTTTTAGATATAACTCACAATGACGATTCAAAAACAAGATTTTACGGTGTAATAACATCTATGTCTGAAGATATGCCAACAGGAAAGATGACTCCAAAATGGGCAGTACAATTTCAATGCTCTTATTGTGTAGAAATGAGTTCTACAGGAGCAATGACTTCAGATAAAATAGCATTAGGTGGTGTAATAAACGATGTCTCAAAGTATCTATTGCAATCCTAGGTTAGTAATTGATAATAACGATATACCGTTCGAGTTTTCCGCTAATATAGATATAAAAGGTAATAATGCTATTAGTAGGGCTACAGTTAAGATAGAATCAGATAAATTAAACGATATGAATTTCTTTGGTAAAGAAACTTGTATTTATCTTAATCAGGGGAGTGTAGATAATGTCCCTATATTTAGGGGATTTATTCAAGATGTTAAACCCACAGATACTTCATTAGCATTAGAAATATTAGACCCAAGATGTTTATTAGCAGGACCAAATACACCTTTTGTTAAATCAATAAGATATGCAGGACATACATTAGCACAATTTACTTACAGATGGATAGATGAAGTTATTAATAAAGAAAAAATAAGAATTGGGTTAGATATGTTAAATGAAACCTCACCAGTTCAACCCTTTTATGGTCAAGACTTATTTGATGTAGAAGCAAAAGCGTATGATATAATAAAAAAAGGTATATCTTTAAACCGTGATGATGACGGCGACACACAATATAAATATGAAATAGTAATGATTGATGATGGTACAAAGTCTAATATTCATTTTATGAAAGATAAAAAATTAGATAGACCAGCAGCTCTTACATTGTCTGATAGGGATGGTATAATAAAAAGGACATATAAAAAAGAACCCACCGCTAACTATATAATGGTAGGTGAAGTAAAATATCAGATTGGTAATCAACCCAATGGTCCTCGATTATTAAAAAATGAATATCTACCAGATGTATCTGCATATGAAGACACTCCTGCTGAAATAAATGATATATTAATTACTCAGTTAGAAGTAGAACGTAAATGGAATGCAAAGGAAATACGTATTACATCTAATAAAGGTCACTATTTAAATTTAGGAGACTTAGTATTTTTAGACGTTGAAGATAGTGAAATTAGAGGAAAACATAAAGTAACTAGTAAAAAATTAAATATAGGAAAGGGCCGAATGACTGTTTCGCTTTCTTTAAATAAACGTCCTCCTACTTATCAAGATTTATTAGACTAATAACTTCTATTTGTTTTATTAGATTTACTTCTAGATTTTAAATCACCACTATCAGGGTCATCAGCTGGTGTTCTAGCTAATATAGTTCCTTCTGGCATTTCAGTACCTTGTAATGAATGTATTCCCTGATTTAAATGTCCTGATTCTGTAAGGTTTGCGTTTCTACCAAGTTTCTTGGTTCCTGTTATAATATCTTTCTCAGATGTCACACTTATCTCCTGTGCAAGCTAGCTCTTGTTTACCTTGAGTATTATCTTCATACTCGTATTCAGAGAGTTTGCTATAATCTATTACGGGGAGCTTCTTTATAAAGCTTTCGTAGGTTCTATGGTCTATTTCCTCATATGGAGCTAATTCATAGTGTCCACCGTCGTATGGTAGGAAAGAAACACCGTTGATTATATCCCAATTCTTGTATACCCAATTACCTACTTCAAACCATTCATCATCTCTAACATATACAGTCATACTAGCGTTATGTTCACACCAATTATGTTGTAAATCTTTATAATGACTTAGTTGTTGTAATGCAGTTACATCTTTACGTGTAACACATCCCTGTGGAGACTTAACTGGGAATTCTAATACCCACGTATTAGCTGTTTCCTTTGTTTGTCCATTTTCTGGATGACATGGTATACCAGTATCTCTCATCATTGCGAACAATGGGTCTCCTGCTGATATTCTATATCTTCTTATGTAATATTCAGAGTATCTTGGGTGTACTCCAGATGCTGAATCTACAAGCTGTGAAACAGTGCCGCTTGGCTTCACACATGTGGTCGCTGCTGGCATTTTTGTACCCAATATTCCTGATGCCTTACGAGATATGCGTATAACACGGCTTTTAAGGGCCTTAAACACCTCCGAGTTCATTAGGGAAGGGTTATCCATCTGTCCGGTCAAACTAACGCCTAAAAGCGCTTCTACGTCACAGTTCTTTTTCCACTCTTTTCTTAGATATGGAAAGTATGTAAATGAGCTCTGTATGACACCTAACCATGTAGCTGTCTCTACTTTGTCAAGTAGGCTATCTAAATCGTCATCTTCTCTTACTACAACTTCACTAAGGTTACAAAACTCCATATCTCTTAGCATTATTTCGCCACAAGGGTTAGTTCCTTGTATTAATGGAGCATAACGTCTTGATGGAGCTTTGCTCTGTGCAGCATTAAGATTAAATATGCCTCTTTCTCCAGTGCCTGATAGAGCCAATGATGCCCATTCAGATAAAAATTCACCTGCGGAGGGCTTATCCCTATAGATAGCACTATTGTTAGCCATAGCACGTTTGATAGGATAAGGCCACTCCTTCGCATGTCGCATATCTTTATCATGGAGGTCCGACAAGGATATTTGAGAGCTGCGACGAACTCCGCCAACTACAACAATCTCAGCTATCTGATTACATATATCATGACATTCGAGAGACGTTAGTTGACGTCCTTGAGCATTGTGCATGGTTTCACGAATGAAATCATGTAATTTTACCAGAGGTTGAGGACCAGAAGCTCTACCACCCATAGTTTTGAGTCTAGCACCTTCTAATCGAATCTCTGAGTAATCGAAATAGACGTTTTGTCCTTCATACAGACTTTGCATGAGTGTCTTTACTGAATCTGCCCAGCCAGCCTTCGAATCTTCTATTACAACCTTTTTTAACGCTTGCCCCGAACTTATCTCCGGTATTACCGGAAGTTTGCCCACTTCTTCTTGTTCTACTGAAAATCCGAATCCTGTGCCACACATAAGGATATAAAGACACTCTGCGAAAGCGTCTACGGTATTTATCTTTGCAAAGGAACAGTTGTATATGCATGTATTATCTGCCTTTGCTGCTGGACCTGCGGCCCATAAAAATCTCATTGATGGCATTACTCCAAATTCCATCATATATTTCTTAATTTTAACTTGAGTCTTTTCAGGTATATCTGGTCTTTCTGAAATTACAAAACTCAAAAATCTGTCAATGGTTTCTTCCCATTCTTCTCTTCTATTCTCTTCTTCTATCCAACGTGAATACGTTCTTTTATATATAAATTCTGCTACTTGATTCTTAAACAAATTGTCACTTCCTTTCGGTTCATTATTTTAGGCGACGCACCTATATAAAGTTTATGGTGATTCGTCGCATTTTAGGCATTTTTTAGAGCCATCATAGTAAGTTAAGATGGCTCTACTTCCACATAGTGGGCATGGTGTCATTTATAATCAACCAGAATGCGCTTAACTGGTTTCTTTTTGACGTTTGAAGTTAATACCATTATCCTTGCGGTTGCTTTCCAGCTTTGTACAATGGTGAGTCTTCATCGACTGTTACCCATCCTACACCGTTCCAGACTTTGGTTAATTGTTTCTCAGCTTTAGGTTCTTCCTTCTTAGGTTCTTCCTTAACTTCTTCCTTAACTTCTTCTTTTGCTTCTTTTTTGTCTGCTTTCTTGGCCATACTTATTCACAAGTACAATCACAAGTGCATCCTTCTTTATTACAACACATGTTTACTTTTTCCTCCTTGTAGTTTTTTTGCGCGTAGTTTTACGTTTAGTAGTTTTACGCTTTCTCGCTGCTGCGGCCTTACGACCTTTTTCTGGGTGCATTTTATTATGCTGTGCAGCAGTCATCTTTTTAAGGTTACTTTTTCTGGCAGTCTTAGCAGTATGGACTCCGGGTTTACCCTTTCCTCCTTTACCACCACTTTTATGGTGTACTACTTCGTTTTTACCAGCATTAGCTTTCCTTCGGTAGTAGTGAGGTGATTTACCACCTTTCCATGACCCGTTTGATTTACCATAACGCGCCATAGGTGATTTTTTACTCCACCTTTTCTTACGATTGGCACTTGTATCTTTAAATTTCTTTCGTGCCATCCTTAATACTTACTCCTTTTCTTCTTGTGCTTCGCTAGCTTCTTCGCTACTTTCGGCTTCTTCTTGTACAGATACTTCCTCTGTTTGTTGCTTTTGAACGGCATCGTCCTTCTCCTTAATGAAATCATTCCACGAATCTAACAATTCATTTTTTTCGAAATACTCTTGCATTAGAGAGTTCAACATTTGCCTTTCCCTGTTGAGTTGGAAAAGCTTATCGTCGGCATCTCTATAAACATGAATTAAGAAATTCATATTAGACAAAGTATCTCCGCCATCATTCTCTGCAATCCATTCTTCTATCTTTTTGACCCTTTTGGTCAATCTTTCGTTATTTGCCATATATCTTTATCTCCTCGTAGTATATAAAGCTTTCGCTACTCACAGGGACACTTCTCACATTTACAGAGATTTCTCTCCTTTAATGTGGATTTTTTGTATCTCCATCCAAAGTTTTCACTGAACTTTACAATCTGTCTACCGGGCTCAGTTGGGTCATCATTATACCAACCGTGGTCTCCAGCAGGTTCATCATAGATAAATCTGAATACATTAGAGATATCCGTTAGGCTCCAATTTGCATTCAATAACTCACCTACAATAGCTTTATTTTCTTCATAAGAACTGTGTCCCTCTACTATATTATGCTCTATAAGCTTAATAATACACTCTCTAGGTGCTAAATAGGGCCTATCCTTAATAGAGCCTGAAAAAGACCTTACTACGAACTTGTCTTTTCCTTTGAGCTTATCTAATAAATAATCAACACTATTAGATACAGTGTGTTTTATATCAGCCTCGTCACAAAGATAATCAACCATGTCTCTCTGTGCCCGTTTTGATTTAACTACGTCAGGTTTATCTCTGGGTTCCATTGCTAGACCATATAGTTCTTCTATATCCATAGTCATAACCTCCTCTACTGATAAGGGTACACACCACACGCCTGTAGGTTCCCCAGTCAGTTTACTTATATACTGTGTGTTGGGAATCCTTCTTAAGCAAGCTACACTATTATTAATGCAAGCTTGGTCAAGCGTACTTAATTTAAATTTCTTCTTCAGATGCGTCAAATACTCTCGTAAAGCTTGTCGCTTCTGGTCGTCCGATAAGTCCAACGGGGAGTAGAAGTCTATGTTCATTTGAAAGCCCTTCCCCCCTGTAAGATATATCCTCGGGGTAATTTTGTTCGGTTTGCAATACCGCCTTAAAAACTTTCTTATATCTTTTAAACATTTACTCACATCCTTGTCATGGTCGAAATCGAACCATATACCATTTAGAATTGCAGAATCATAGTTAGGTTTACCATCTACATCTTTCATATCATCGAAGGCATATACACTGGTATAACAACTTTTCTTTCCGTTATACTGTTCCATTAACTTTTCTATATCTTCAACAGAGTAGCATCTAGCTATTCTGGCTGGGATTCCGAATTCTCTGTAATACATTCTTTCAATATCTCCACTTTTTGACACCAATCAGTTGGTATAGCAAAGATGTCTGCACCGTCACATTGTGAACCGTGCATTACTAAAACTGTAGCGTGTTCATCTTGTGCTACCATTTCTCCTACAGTCTCACATATTGTGAGATGTTCTCTTGGGTCTTCTGCATTTATACGGTAGGTCTTGAATGTGCTGGCTGCATCATACCAAGTAAGTTTAACTATAGGGCCAACAGAACCTAATGTTTCTGCCGTTCTACCTGTATTATCTACCATATTTCCACTTCTAGTGTTTATTTTCTTTTCCTTTAGTTTTGTCATTTTTCCATTCCTCATACATTCCTGCAACAATACCTAAATCACCATAGTGTTTATAAAACTTTGCATGAGATGGTGTCTCATCAACACTTATAAAATCACTTGGTCTATCGAATATTAATCTATCATATGGTATTTGATGAATTTCAAGCCATTGTTCTGTGGCAAATTTAACTGCTAAGTCATTTGGTCTTTCGCACCATATAACTATAGTATGTTCTTTATTTACCCATTGCATAAATTCTACTACATCTTCTATAGGTTTACAATCTTTGATATAATCAACTATACCAAACTGTATACCTTTAGCTGGTGTACATATGATATTATCTAATCCGAATACTAAATTCATTGTTTTATTGCAATAATATCTTTCTTGTTTACAATAACTGTGCCTTTATCGCCAGTTAAATATACAAAATTCTCGTCGTCGTTGGTTATTTTACCACGACCAACTTTCGTTCTATCCTCTTCTCTCCAGACTATCTTAACCTCATCATCCTTGAGGAAGGTCATTAGTCCTTTCATATCACTTTCTTCCATATTAATTCTCCTATTAGGAGCGGCAACGCGCCGTCCTATATATACTTAGTATAAGCTAGTATATAAAGCTTTCTATCATTCCAAGTTAATTTCTACTTCTTTATCTGTGGTTTCTGATAATGATAAGAACATTTCGCTCTTATAATCTAGTATAACTTCAGGAAACCTTCTACCTGCCACTAATGTGATAAAACCTTGGTCTCCACCAAAAAGATTTTCATCCCACCATCCATCAGGTATAATCTCCATAACTTCTTTATAGAAATCTATCATATATTCTCTTTCTCCTATCCATGCACCACTACATAGATGTTTAAAAGGAGAACCTAGCCATTCATACACTTCTTCGAGTTCTCTAACTCTTTTCAATTCGTCTTTCCATGAACCTAAATCAATTGGTGCTTTTCCGTGAGCATCCATTATACCTTGACCTGTTTCAAGATTAGGCCATTGTGGTATTTCAGCACTGAATACACATCTAGCTTCTTTACGTTGAAAAGACCTCAATACTTCATCAACAGCATCATATCCTAATACCATTACATCAGTTGCATCTAAAGCCATCACATATTTTGTTTTAACTAGACTTAAATATTTTGTCATTTTCCTTATTTTATCAAGAAAATCGAAAGGTTGTTTCATAGGTATAACAACCAATCTGTCAGATAAGTTAAGTTGTTTAAAGCAGTTTTCTAATAGTGTTTCTTCACTAGGAATACTCCACGTAATAACTGTTATATCTTCAGACATTTCACCTTCACATGGTGGTTCTGAAAAGTATTTATTTACTGCATCATCCCAACGCTTCTCCATCTTTGCGGGGCCATTGGCGTGTACAATAGGTACTAAATTTTCACTTAACTTATTTTTAAAATACATTATAACGATTCCACCATTTCATCCATTGAAGGTTTCTTATCCCATAAATTTATAGCTATAGCATATCTTTTACCTTTAGTAATCTCAGTTACAGCGTGTAGTTTACCTGCATCGAATATAACCAATCTATTAGGAACTGGTGCTATAAGTTCATAAGGAGCTGTTAAATCCATCTCATGAGTATCATATACTTTCAAATAACCACCTTCACACTGCGGCTCACCCATAGGAGGGTAGTAGACAGTTCCTAATTTAGGACTAATTACTTCTCCCTTTTCATGCCACTTAGCTTCATCTTTATCAAAGTGATGGTTTAATGCATATCCATTGTTTATAGCATCACCGTTTGTTATTATTTTATCTTTTGATAATATACCAGTCCAATGTTCAAAACCTTCTAAATCAGTTCCTACTAATTGTGGGGGACAGTTGTATCTCCATATAGTTTCTATCAACTCATGTCTAACATCCATAGGATAGTTACTATTCCACCATCCACTCCACCATCTATATCCTTCTTTCCAAAAATCTTCATCTTTTTGAATTTTAGAAAGTAATTCTTTATCTTGTATAAAGTCATCTATTATTATCATCGGTAATGGTCTCCTCCTACCCATAATACAAGTGACTCACGAGTACCTTTAGTTACTTCAGTTACTCTATGCATCATATAAGAAGGGAATATAACTACAGTTCCTTTACCACGTGGTGCGTTAAGAGATGATTGCCCTCTCCATAATTGTAGTTCTCCTCCTTCATAATCATCACCATCAGTTAATTGAACTGTAAGACTGACTTTTCTTTGTCTTTGCATACCTGCACCACAATCCATGTGCCAATCATAGTGTCCACCACCTTCTCTATATATAGTATGTTGTATAGCATCTCTACCATGAGATAGGTTAAAATTCCATACGTTTCTGTTAGCTTCTTCTACCATGGTCCATAATTTCTTATATAACCATATAAAATCATCACCGTGATGTACTGTATCACCATCAGTATAAGGTTGGTTTCCATTTAACCATCTTATCTCTGATTTCCTGAATACTTCACTAGTACTACCATCTTTACCAGTTTTTCCTACTTGTGGAGGAACTTTCTCCGCTTCTTCTTGTATTAGTTTTATTTCTTCATCTGTAAATGCGTTTTCGAAATAATAATATTCTGCCATATTAACATGGCTCTCATCTATCGCATCTACCCATATCGTTGCTTTATCTATCATTCTTTACCTCGTTAAAGAAGAATGTCTGGAATAATCTTCCATCTTGCATATCTTCTCCAAAATATTCATCTGCTGCATGCCATAAATCTCCTCTAAAGATTATAGCTCTATTAAATACATTAGACACTACATCTTCTCGTGTCCATTTATCATAATTATCACCATCTTCTTCTATCTTTGCTCCGTCATTATCACTATACATACGTGAGCCTGTTTCTTTATGCTTATAAAAGGAAGTTCCTGAATTATATACTGGTTCAGGGTGTAAATAAACTATACAAGACCAGTCAGTGTGATGGTCTGAATGTACCCATGTATTGGTTCCTTCAGTTACAAACTGATATGAACCTGTATATTCTCCTAATTTCCAGTGCATTTCATCTATTTCTATACCTAATATACGTTCTAAATGCTCTCTAACACCTCCACCTACGAAGGTTTCTGTTCTAGTTCCGGGATAATTCCCACTTACTTTGAATTTCTGACTTAAAGCGAATTCTCTAATTCCTTCAGGGTCGTCATAAAATCCATCTACTACTACTATTTCTTTTCTCATTACGTCTCCTTTTTAACAAATGAAACTATAATATATCGAGTTCCTTTTGTTGTTGGTCTTCCACCATGTCTATGCGTTACACTTGGGAATAGAGTGCAATATCCTGCTTTAGGATTTGCTAGTGTTTGTTGTCTTGGGAACCAAGTTCCTCCACCTTCAAAGTCTGTATTTAATCCCACTGTAAAGGTATAATCAGCATGGTCATGGTGTATATCCAAGGCTGATTGGTCTGTATCTTTATATCTTGCAATAAAGTCTTCTGAGGTAGCTCTTGTCCAAGATGTACCTTCTAATCCCCATATGTGTCTTGCTATAGGGTGACAATATTGATTTAATACATAATCATACATATCTTTTAATTTTAAATCGTCTAATAATATATCTGTGGTTGGGTAAAACTTATGTCTTGCTGTAGTCCACTCTCCTTCTTTCTCAGCATGTTCTATGACTAAATTACAAAATTCTTCTGTGAACAGAGGAAATCTATAAATTTCAGGTCCTATTTTTTCGACGACTAAGTCCCATTGTTTATCTCTGGTTCCTCTAGCAATCATTTTCTTAGACCATGCTTCTCCGTCTAACTTATATGCTTGTAATTTTGGGTTCATTTTACTGCTCCATCAGGTAAACCTGTATCACTGCCTACAATATTGAATTCTCTTTGTTGAACGATGTCAGGATTTACTGCAAATGCATTTAGGGTGGGAGGGTATTTAAAGCTTACGTCTGGACGTGGATGTTCTGTATATGTAGAACATAAAAATTCGTCTGCTGGTATTATACCTTTATGTACATTATATTTTCTTATTTTCTTTATACCTGATTTAGATAACACATATCCATATGTACAATATGAAAAATTAGGTTTAACTAGATTTTTAGCTACTCGTTTCTCAGGAATTACTTGTGCTACTCTTCCAAGATATAATAAATCCCAGTCTTCTTCCATTACTTCTAATGTATCAATAGCTATATCTCTCTGTAGTTCCATACTACTATCAAAGACAGCATCATCCTCTAGTATAGTAACAGGTCCATCACAATCATTCCATATTGCCCAATGACTTAATGTACAACCTATTTCACCTTTAGTTAACGGTCTTGACCACCATTTAGCCCAAGCTGAATCTATAGATAGTGCTTCACCTTCATCCATTTCCCAGTCAAATAGTTTAAAATTATTTTCTTTTAGATATTCATCTGTTATTTCGTCACCGACTCTATTATGTTCCCAATGTGTAGTCCACTCTACCCGCAAATCTGGAGCAGTATGACCTTGTTCATTTATTCGGTGTGATTTATCATTACCTTCATCATCTGTGTATATCTCAAATCCATTTTCTCTTAACATTAAATCCATAAGGTGTCTTCTATCTTCTCTGGTTTTTATATTTATAACATAAGTTTTCATTTCCAGCTCTCCTCATCATATCCTGTTAATTTAAATAATCTTTTAAGGTATTTATTAGCAAGTATATTATCTACTAATTCTTGATTCCAATACTGTTTCCAACCACCTTCTACTAACCTTTGTCTACCCTTTCCTAACACATCATAATCAGGTGTATTGATTGTAAAGAAAAGTTCATCTCCTAATTCTTCTGCCTTTTCTTTTAATTCTGGTATTTCCATTAAAGAACCATACATATCATCACATTTAATAAAATAATCAGGAGTAAAACCATCTTCTTCCCATTGTTTAACTTGTTTCATCAATTCTAGATTCATCAAATTATTCTTTAAATAATCATCAAAGTTATCTAATTGCTTATGGTCAAATAATACAGCAGTTATCCATTCATAAGGATTCCTTGTATTTACTATTTTTTTATATCCATCCTTAAAGGAGTTGTTATCGTAGTTATTTCTTCTACCTCCAGCTCCCTTTTTGGTAGGCATATCAAATAAATTAGTAAAAGCCCAGAACATAGTAGCACTGCCATTTGCTCCTATCCCCCACCAGTGTATCTTATATTCGTCTGATGTAATCATACCCATTCCATTAAACTTTGTTGACTTCTATCTAATAAAGTTAGAGGTGGTTTTTTCTTAACATAATGTGCCAACCCAAACTTATCTAATAGTTTAGTAACAATGTTCCAATAATAAGAAACATCTAAATCAGTTTTAGACTTAACAAGTTCTTTAATCCTATACCCATCTTTAGTTTTATAATATTCATAAGTAGTTCTTATCTCTGGTTGTATACCTACTTCTATACCCTGTTTTACGAGTGGTATCATCATATCCGTTTCAGATTTATAATCTTCGAATTTCCTATTTAACGTTCTCCTTTGTATGAACGTCTCCATTGGTAAATCATCAAAATTATATAATTCGTCAATAAACGTATTTGTAACTCTATTATCTAACCTTGCATCTATAAGTCTATTTAAGATAGATTTATAAAACTTACTTCTGGTAGAAGCTTTAAAAGTCGAGCCGTGCTTTGTAATAGAACCATCCTCGTTACGAAGTACATAATTACCAATTTGTATCCATATTCCTTCTCTAAATACATCTTTATCTAGTGATATCCAATTTGATTCTGTGTTAGGTATGGTGGCTTCTAGTATCAAACGTAGTCTTTTCGTTAACCAGTCTACGTCAATATCACAATTAGTATTGATACCATCAGTGTGGCAATAAACCACAGCCTTATCTCCATATTTCTTCCTGATGAGTTCGATTCCCGTAGTAAGTAAAAACCTAGCAACCGCAGTAATTGTAATACCAACAGACATATCACCGTAGTTGAGGTAAGGGTTTGTATTAGCTCCATAGAATGTATTCACCATAATCTTTAACGCATTGGACTTACTATCTCCTTCTTTTGTCCCCATTTCTTTAAATGGTTTCCTTAATTCTGTAAATTGTTTACACATATCATATAGACAACTGCGTTTAGTATTGTCTATCGAAACCTTCACTCTCTTACCTATCCTATTGTCAGGTATATAAAGGTTTCCATTTTTATACTCTAATTTGTCACTATATTCATCATATCCAACTATTTTAGTAGTATCAGGGCCTAAATTTAAGGCCATAGCTATAGAAGGATAGAATGATGCGAAATCCACTTTAATATTTTTAGCGTGGAATCCGGGTTCAAATAAATCAATATAAGCTGCTTGAAAATTACCTTTGTCAGACTTATATATCTCAGGGTGTCTATCTCTATTAATGTCAGTAGTTACTATCTGTTCTTTAAACAACGCTCTACCTTGTAGAATCTTTGTAACATATGAACTAGGTGCGTTGATATACGTGTCTAACGGCACACCTATAAATTCAGCTGTGAACTCCAGTCTTGGATAGTAGTGGTCAAATAGATACTTTGTACAATCTACATCAGACAGGACATAATCGTGGATTTCAGATAAGCTGTAATCCAGTAAATCTTTTTCACTAAAGTCTAATTCAATAGGCTCTAGTCCAAAATATCTACTGACAGGCTTAAGACCACGTGGTAATCCTGAAAGGGCATAATCAAGGCGAGTATGTCTTAATAAATCAAGAACTACTCTCCCTCCTGCACGCATTCGTAGGTCGTCAGAATCTCTCTGAGGTTGCCAACCATAGTCTGACCCATCACGATTCAATAATTTCTTATAGTTTCGTATGCCATGATAGGCTGCACGATATAGAATCTGAGGGATATCATAACCTACAAGGTTATATCCATAGATTATATCTGGGTCATAGTCTTTAACAAACTTAGCAAAGTCCATTAAGACTTGTTTATCATCTTCTCCATCCCATAGATAGACTTCACGTTCTCCGGTTGAAGTGACAATCCCGATTGCCACTACGGGGTAGTTTTCCCCGAAGGGAAACGACCCGTCGGGACTATGAGTCTCTATATCAAAACAGAGAGATTTCACAGGTTGGTCATTAGCGAATTCATAAAAATAATCTGGATGCTCTATTAAGAGTCTATCCATAATTTGTTCTCTACCTCCATCAAGCATTAGGCTCGATGGAAGCTCTTCACCGGCTCTATAATACTCCTTTCGCAGCAAGATAGAGCCTTCTTTGCCTGTTCTATTATATTGTTTGCCTGTTTCTGCATCAGGCACATAACAGTAAGGCTTATATGGTACAACATGGCTTTCTTTCTTACCATTACGCCACATTATACTTTGTAAATTACCAGTCTCAAGATTAACAGTGTTGGGACTACATATCCCTATAAGTGGAACTTTCAATCTTTCACCTCCAGTTCTACTCCTAAAAGTTTTTCAAGTCTACCTAATTGAACTCCAAGAGCATTTATAGTTTTATCGAATCTTTTTACCATACCTAATAATGCCTTTTCATCCATTTGTCTTCTATGGACAGCATTTATCTTTTTAGTTAATTCACCTATTTTATATATATGAGCCCAAAATACCTTCTCAGTGCTCATTTTGTTATTCTCTCAACTATTTTCTCTAATAAGTCTACAATTAGACCTATTTGTGCTTGTATTTCATCTAACTTCCTGTTAGACGTTCTATTACTTCTTACTTTTCCATTGTCGTTTCCAACCATTTCTCTTGCTCCTTTTTCAAACAGTATATCTTATAACACTCCTCACATCTATATGTCTGGAATGTTTTAGAATATATGTATTCATTACATTCATCTCCTATACATTTCAATTTCTTAGCTCCTGTTTTACCGTCACAATTACAGTTGTGGTGACCGTATTCACAGTTGCAAATCCAGAAGTTCGTTACTTTATCCATAAATAATATCCTATTACTATCAAACAACATATATTACCCAGAGTATATAAAGCTATCGTTGCCCAATCTATGTCCTTTTTCTTATTTTTAACCACTTTAGCTTTAGTTGTCTTAACTTGATAATGTGGTATTGCGTTCCAACACTCATCACATAGATATGCTCTAACGTGGGGTGCGTCGCTGGTATAGTGGGTGCGACACCTGTTACAGTTGTGCCACATAACTTTATAATAATCTGGTTTACTCATTCCTTTCTGCTACTCCTAAATATGCAGCGTTGGCTTTAAAGATAGGACCACGTAATTCTTCAGGGATATAGTGGATACCTTCCATGCCTTCTTCTAGGTTCTCTTTGAATAGACGTATGTATATATCATGATTAGCACTTATATACTCATATCCCTTTTCTAAGTCTTCTTCATAATCTCTTACGAAGTTAATAATCTGATATGCTCTTCCTAATGCTCTTGCATAGTAATCAGCTTCAGGTGGACAACCTAATATACGTGCCATCATACATCCTACTGACTCAGAAGAACCTTTACAGTATTCTAACATAGATACCATTGTGTGTTTCTTCTTATGTAAGTCTGTAAACATAGCATGATGGAAATCTTCTAACCATTCTCCTTTAAATTCATACTTAGCACTAACTTCGTGAAATGCCTCAATAACCATTCTATATTGTTTGAAGTCATCGTCGTAATTAACTCCTTCTACCATTTCATCTATCACTCTGAGATAAGCATATAACTTATATATATCCTTTCTTATCTCATCAGGCCATTCTTCTACACATGCAAAGAATGTAGTGCTATACTCTTCCATTATGTCTTTACTACTCATCCTGCTGGTCCCGGCTTTGATAGCTCTTCTTCTCCTTCTTCCATTTCCTCGAAGTATCCATACGCTTCCATTTGTTGTATCAGTGCCATACAATCTTGTATAGAAACAGCCCATGCCATATGCATAAGTTGTTCATCGGTCATTTCCGCACCTATAATAGGACTGGCACCTTCCTTTATCTGTTGCTGGTGATACATCCAACATGAGTGTAATAACTGCACCCATCTTTCTCTTTCTTCGGTTTTAGTATTATCTATTATCCCCGTCACCTTTCAATACTCCTCTTTCTTTTCTATCAGTGAGTTTTAAGTAGTTCTCATGTAATACTTCTACTAGTGTCATGTCATACATATCAAATAGTCTTGCCATATACCACATTACATCACCGAGTTCTCCACGAATCTCTTTATACTTATCTCCATCTCCACGAACTTGTTTCTTGTATTTACCCAATACTTCTCCAACTTCGTTTGCTAAACCTATCATTAGGTATTCTTCTTCTTTTTCTTTAGGGTAAACAGCTGTTTCCCTTGTCCATTTTTTATATGTTTCAAAATCCATCTATATCTCCAAATCTCTATATTCATCAGCTGATAGAAAACCTGATAATGTTCCTCTACCTGCTATGTTTCTTCTCATATATCTCAGGAAGTCTATTGTAACTTCTAATCCTTTATCTTCTAAGTCTTCGTTTATACATTGTAAATGCCATATTAAATCTTCTATCACTATCATATAACTAACTCCTCTGGTACCATATCTCTACGATATAACCAGTTTCTTTCTGCGGGTAGATACCTATATACTAGGTCAGCCTTTATATCTGTTTGCACGGGCCAAGGCTTTATCAATATTAAATCATTGACTCTACACCACATTCTACGTTTGAGTTTGCCCGGAATTCTTATCATACGATTATTACCATCTTCACATAGAGCAGACATACGTGAACCACCTTGCATTTCTCTGATGACAGCAAATTGCATGTCACCACGTGGTAGTTTACCTGCTCTTTTCTCTGTGCTTCCAGCTTTTGATTTCTTCAACTTCTTCTTTCCCATAGTCTCCTTTCGCATTTAATAAGAATTCAACTTCACTCCATTCATTCTCAACTACCCAGCGGTAGTCTTCTTTTGTTTTAAACATATCTGGCCAGTCACCCCCCACTACTTCTACAGTAGAAGCAGATGGAGCATCAGCTAATATGTTCACAGTCTCACCAGTAAATGGGTCTGTTATCTCTATGTCTTGGCA